CAAAGACAATGTCCCATAAGGGGTATTGGACTAAACCAAACATCGTGGAGGCTTGGGGATTTGCCACCAAAATCGCCATTATCTTCCCTGGTCTGCTTCTTGGTCAACAGTGGTGGTGGGTTTACATCTTTGCCATCGCTTCCAGCATTGCTCTCATTTGGTCTTCAACTGAAAAAACCCTCCCAACAATTATTCTCTTCAATGTACTTTGGGTGGTTTTGGCTAGTCTTTCCATCCTTAAACACTTCTGGTGGTTTTAGGCCCCTCAAGCATCTTGGGGTATAATTGCCAACATGGCTTTAGATTTTCCAGACTCCCCAGCTCCCAACGCCCAATTTACGGTTGATGGTAAAACATGGGTTTTCACTGATGGTAAGTGGGCCTTAGACATACCCCTAAGTGGCGTGATAGGGGCAACTGGACCTTCAGGCCCAAGTGGTCCTCCAGGACCTACCGGGCCACAGGGTTCTTTTGGTGGTGCCGCATTTACGTTTAATTACCTTACGGACACTGCAGATACTGACCCAGGAAGTACGAATCTAAAATTTAACTCGGCACTTGCTACGGCTACATATTTGTACATCGACCTAATCGACCTTGATTCAAACGACATTTCGGCATACCTTGAAACTATTGATGACTCGTCTTCAGCAATCAAGGGGCACTTCAGGGTAGAAACAGTTGGTGACTCATCGCAATTTGCTTATTATGCAATTAATGGGGCACACACACTCGTATCCACCTATTACAAAGTCCCCATTACTTTCTTGACTAGCTCGTCTCCGTCCTGGACAAATGGTCAAGACATCATCGTTGCTTTTGCGCGAACGGGTGACAAAGGCGACACAGGCCCTACTGGCCCAACAGGCTTGACTGGTCCAACCGGGCTAACCGGCCCAACAGGACCTGAAGGCGCTACTGGTCCAACTGGATTAACGGGCCCAACTGGGGTTGTAGGCCCAACAGGACCAAGCGGCGGGTGGGCAACTACTCAGGTTGTAAACACACAAACCGGAACGACTTACCCATTGGTATCGGACGACCTGGGCAAAATGGTTACGCTGAATAATGCATCAGAAGTAACCGTAACGGTTGGTACTTCGCTTGGGTTTTCTGCTGGACAAAGCATTGACTTGTTAAGTCTTGGGGATGGTCAGGTAGTTGTTGCTGCGGGTGGCGCAACAGTAGTTGGTGCTCCTGGACTAAAACTCCGTACAAAATATTCTGCCGCTACATTATTCTGCATAGGGACGAACAGTTTTGTTCTTATTGGTGACTTGAGCGCGTAATGGCCATCCGCCGAGGAACCGTAGCTAGCAGTGTTTTTTATACAGCACCAAACCCTCCTACATCCGTAACAGGAACTGCTGGCAATACTCAGGTTTCTCTTTCGTGGACCGCTCCAGTGTTTACTGGGTATACAAACATAACTGACTATGTAATTCAGTACTCAACCTCTGCCACTTTCGCGTCTTCGGTAACAACGTTTAGTGATGGAGTTTCGTCCAGTACGTCAACAACAGTTACTGGTTTAACAAACGGCACTGCTTATTATTTTAGAGTGGCTGCCGTCAATACGGTAGGGCCGAGTCAGTACTCGTCAATATCATCGTCAGTTATTCCGGTAACTACCCCCAGTGCGGTAACGAGCCTTTCTGCAACTGCATCCGACAGAACCATAACTGCTACTTGGTCTGCGCCAACAAGCGATGGAGGCACTGCAGTAAGTTCGTACACAGTGGAAACCCAATTAAATGCCGAGGCATGGGTAAATCGAGGCTCTCAAACAAGCGGTGTTTCCTTTACGGTTAGAAACAACTCTGCGGCTACGGCTCGTTCCTATAAAATTAGGGTTACTGCAAACAATGCTGTAGGTGCTGGAACTGTTGCTACTTCTGGTTCGGTTACTCCAAACTTTGGCACTCCAGCAACACCAACTCTTGCAGCTATTTCACCTACTAAGCCAGCATCTGGGAACGGTTCGGGAGCTAGACAGTTTTCGATAACTTACAATCCTCTTGCTTGTAGTGGGTTTTCCAATACAGAAACGTACATAAAACTTTCCGGTTACGCATATAGCTATAACGCCAATAGCGCATATTTAAATACAACAAACTCTGCTGCTGGAAAAACGTGGACAATCAGTACGCTTTATTCTTCGTCCTGGGGTTCATACAGAACATTATTGGCAAGTGAAACATACTATGTATTCACAAGAACATGGAACACTGACGGTGACTATGTAGATAGTGCGGAAGCTTCTGTTGTAACAACGGCAACCCAGTCCTATAACGTCGTTGTTGATACTTCATATACCGTCTATGATGACACGAGCTCCTGGGGTGGCAACGAGGCATATAATGATTCTACGGGAACGTTTACGGTAACAGGAAACTCGTTTACTCAAACGTCTGTTTATTCTATTCCTGGAGTCTCGCAGACTGGGAGCACATGTCCTGGTTGCCCTGATGGAACAAGAAGATACTCGGTTTCATCTTTGACCATTAGGGCTAACGTAGTAATTAGTGGTATAAATATAACTACTTCCTCTAGAAACTTTATTGTTGATTTCTCTAATACTGGGACCACAGCAAGCACGGCCGCAACTATAGATTGTCTACGTGCTCCGTTTTCAACCAACTCAGGCACAGCACAGCAGAGCCTTAACTGGACTGCACCAAGCGTACCTATAGGTTCGGGTGCAGGCGGAGGAAGAGTGCGAGTAAGAGGCGCAGGCTCTATTAGCACGTGGTCCACATCTCCGGACCAGAGAATCAGGGTAATAGTCGAAATGAATGGCAACCAGCAGCGATGGAACGTCAGTAGTGCACCGCGAACTGTTCCCGATTCCAGGACAGACACTTACACCTACTAATCAGCTTTTAGTAGTTCTGGATGCCCCATTACACATAGGGTAAACTAGGTAATCATGGCTATTGATTTCCCTAATTCACCTGCGCCTGGAACCAACCACACCGTAGATGGTAAGACCTGGACCTTCACTGATGGTAAGTGGGCGCTCAACGTTGGGGTTGGGGGAGTTCAGGGACCAACTGGACCAACAGGCGTTACTGGCGCTACAGGGGCAACTGGCGCGACAGGCGCAACAGGTCCTGCTGGTCCACAAGGAGATGTTGGCTTAACTGGAACGACAGGCGACACGGGAGCGGCTGGTGCCGAAGGCGCAACTGGCCCAACTGGTCCAGAAGGACCCACTGGTCCAGAAGGTCCAGCAGGTGCAGCAGGCGCACCTGGTATAAATGGATTAAATGGCGAACCTGGCGCACCTGGAGCAGAAGGCGCACCTGGTTTAACTGGAGCAGAAGGCGCACCTGGTTTAACTGGTGCAGAAGGCGCACCTGGTTTAACTGGTGCAGAAGGCGCACCTGGAGAACCTGGCGTAGAAGGCCCAACTGGTCCAGCAGGACCCACTGGAGCAACAGGCCCGACTGGCGCAGACGGAGGAGGAGGAGTTAAATATGTTTACAACTACAACAACTCTGCAACCCCTACTGCTGGACAAATCGTCTTTAACAGTGCTTACTTTAACAATGTTACTGAAATAAAAATTCATGCTAATTCAAAGAATTTAACTCTTCATACCAGTTGGATTAGCCAGTGGAGCATTGGCGGTCAGTTATTTATTTCCAACAGCACTGGTGATGTAGCAATGTTTACATTGACTTCTGCACCAGATATTACTGGTTCTATCTACACTATTGATGTTTCAAATTTCAATGTTTGGGATGCTGCAAGATTTTTAGAATTATCTTTTGGGTATTATGAAGACCCCGTTACTTTTGCTTCTTCCACTTTTAACGAAGATGTTTCTGTTACATATTTCCCAGTTTCTACTGGTCCGACTGGAGTTACAGGACCGACTGGACCTGTTAGCGGAACGGCCAATCAAGTAATTTATAAAAACGGTTCCAATAACCCAACTGGTTCTTCTGGTCTTGCATATGACGGAACAGATTTTTCTGTTGGGGGGAAAATTAGTTCCACTGTTTCGGCAGGAGATGAAGGTGGAGAAGTTTTCTTAAACAAAGCAGCCACCAATACAACCATCAATGGTGGAGTAACTATTGATGTTTGGCAGAACCGTCTACGAATTTTTGAGCAAGGTGGGACTGCTCGCGGTGCGTACATTGATATCACCGCTGCTGGTGCTGGTGTAGCAACAAACCTTCTCGCTCCTAATGCAATATATTCAGGGCAGCCTCTAAAAATTTATAGCAATCAGTTATCGTTGACTCAAAAAATTTATGCGGCAACTGGCGACACGCTTGACAACATAGCCACCTACACAACCAACCCTCTCGCTACTTCTTATTTACTGATTACAGTTGGTGTGGCGTATGAATTAAACACATCGTCTGACGCTATGCAGATTGGCTTCTCTATTAATGGTGTTGACCAGTTTTCCTTTAGTGATTCCACTAACACTGTCACCTATAATGAGTTTCCTTACTATACATTTAAGTCAATAAACTCTTATCCTGCTTCTTCGTCTATTTCTAATATTAGGACATATGTAAAGGGTGCAAGTGGAACTGTCGTGTGTCCCAGAAATACTGGCGGTCCATTAAACTTTTCACTTACTATTCAGGAGTATGCTGCATAATGGCCATAGATTTCCCTGACTCCCCAGCTCCAGGCGCTTCGTTTACGGCCAACAACAAAACGTGGACATTCACTGACGGCAAGTGGGGGCTTGTTGTAAGCACTATGGGAATAGTTGGTCCTACTGGTCCGATTGGAGCAACAGGACCATCGGGTGGTCCGACTGGGCCAACAGGGACAACTGGACCCACGGGCCTGACAGGGCCGACTGGCCCGACCGGTTTAACGGGGGCCACGGGTCCTGCAGGGGGGCCGACCGGTGCAACTGGTCCGCAAGGGGTTAGTGGCGTGCCTGGGGTTAGCGGAGTCCCAGGAGTCAGTGCTGTGGACCCCAAAATTTATGTTGCAAAGTACACAACAAACGGAAGCGGAACATGGACTTGTCCTGCTGGTGTCACACAAATAAAACTGACACTTATTGGTGCAGGCGGGGGAGGGGGATTTGCCACAGCAACGGCAACCTCTAATGGGCAATCAAGCGTTACTTCCCTTACAGGCTACGAAGATGGTGGCTCAACGACCTTTGTTGTTGGCGGCACTACATATACGGCTCTTGGTGGGGTAATGGGGGCAATTGACACCAGTACTGCTCCTGGTGGCTCTTTTGGAACTAAAATTGCAGGAAGTTCTAGCACTCAAACAGGTTCTTGGACCGCAGAAAATAGATACCCTGGCTCTGGGGGTGTTGGGGGCTGGGCAAATGCTTCAGCGAATGCAGCCGTGGAGCAGGAATTTGGTGACTATGTAAGCGTGGTGGTTACTGCAAGGGCGTATGCAGGTCGTGGGCAAGATGGAGTAACGGAAGTTTTTCAAGTAACCACTGTTCCATCTACTGTCTACTCGTTTAATGTAGGCATGGCTAACGGCTACACAGGAACTACCCCTGCAAAAATGGGTTCAAATGGCGCTGTCATTATTGAGTATGTAGTTTAAGGAGACATTATGGAATACACATATGAAGTAGACGACAAAAATGAAGCAACCATTACATGGACTGGAGAAATTAATGGTTCTTCTTTTTCTCGCACAATAAGTCAATTTAACTTCCCCCACAACTGGATGCCGTGGACAAAAGAAGATGCTGAACAATGGGCTGAAGAAACCATTCAAGCAATAAAGGACAACGGAGATGCTTATGACGCTCCCGTATATGACCAAAATGAGCAGAGAGCGGCATACCTAGCCGCTAAAGCGGCACTAGAAGCATAAGACAGAAGAGAACCTTGCTAGTATCTCGTCATGAGATTTCATGTAGTTTCCCTCCCTCATACAAATACAACTGAAGACTTTACGGCTTGTGCCTACACGGAAAAAGTCCGTAAGTTCTGCATCATGATGAAAGACCTCGGGCATACCGTGTTTCTTTACGGTGGAGAGTTCAACGAGGCTCCCTGCGATGAGCACATCACCTGTATTACGGAAGAACAGCGCTTAGAGGCTGTTGGTAATAATCATTACTCGGCCGCGTCTTTCGACTGGAATCTCCCACATTGGGTGAACTTCAATATCAATGTCATTAGGGGCATCCAAGAGCGACTAGAGCACAAGGACTTTATTTGCCTTATTGCCGGATTTGCCTCTAAACCAATCGCCGATGCTTTTCCTGACGAGCTGAGCGTGGAGTTCGGAATTGGCTATGGTGGCTCGTTTGCCAACTACAAGGTTTTTGAGTCCTACGCCTGGATGCACTCGTGCTACGGCTCCAAGGTAACCGACCCTCATGCGCTTGACGGCAAGTTCTATGACACGGTAATACCAAGTTATATTGATATTAAGGATTTCCCTTTACAGGAAACGCCTGACGACTATTATCTCTTCATAGGACGCCTTATTGAGCGTAAGGGCTATCAGATTGCAGTTGACACCTGTAAGGCCCTAGGAAAGCGTCTGGTGGTCGCTGGACAGGGTTCTGCGCCCAACTATGGGGAGTATGTTGGCGTTGTGGGGACAGAAGAGCGAGCCAAGCTCATGGGTGGCGCAATTGCTACTTTTACTCCAACTATTTACGTTGAGCCTTTTGGGACCGTAGCGATTGAAGCTATGGCTTGTGGCTCTCCGATTATCTCCACGGACTGGGGTGCTTTCACCGAAACCGTCATTGATGGAGTGACGGGATTCCGCTGTCACACAATGCAGGAGTTCGCTGACGCAACTGAGCAAGTCAAGACCCTAGATAGAGCCGCAATCAGTAAGTACTCAAAAGACCGTTACGGATTAGACGCTGTTGGCTTGATGTACGAGAAGTACTTCACCCGTTTGCAAGGGCTTTGGGGTAAGGGCTTCTACGAGCTAGAATTACCACTTGCCTAGCGGGCAGACTGCGTGACCAAGCTTTACTTTTAGATTCATAAAGCAACCACACTGCTTGCACTGTTTTGTAACTTTTGTAAGTTCCGGGCATTCCTTGCAGATTGAGTAACGCTCGCGTTGAAGTGCGGTCGGCGCAAATTCTGTGTCTGATTTTAAAAAGTCAGCAGGGCTAGATTTTTGATTTTTGCCTATTTGTTCACGCATAACAAAATATTATCATCCATAAACGCTATTAACTTGTGCTTTGTATGTTGTCGCGTAAGATACTTTTTGGTAGTAATAAACGGTAAGTGTGACTCTCGTATCTTGAGTATCGGACCATTCAGTAGAATAGTTAGTTGTTGGGTTGGCTCGAGAATGAGGTTGCATGTAAACATCGTCAGCCTCTATTATTACTTGTGTGCCGAAAAGGGAGGTGTATCCTGTAGTGTTCGTATCTACATACCATGTGTATTCTACGGGCCCGTAAGTGGTCCATCTATTGGAATCAGCGACTCCCGTCCCCCAATCATGGCCAGCAGTTGAGCCTTTATATAACGCCATAGCCATTCCGCCAGGTCCATAAACAAAAACTTTTCTGTTAGTGCCGGTAATGTCATAAACTCCAGTATGTAATTTTGTCATTTTTACTTTTAATGCCCTAAAAGCAAGCAATGGGCTTGGAAGATATGCTGAATATGGCGAGATTGAACCAAACGAGCCACCATTAGCCCCATTTGCAGAAAGCCTGAAGTCATCATAACCACTAGATGAATATAGGGTTGCATCATCCCATGCAGAATATGCAGCAACGTCAACTACCGTATTTGCTGGACGTCCGTTTGTTACGGATTTTTGAGCCGTATAACCAACGACACCATCAGGGTCTGTCACCTTGACACGAACATATTTGGTTTCTGGATGATAGCTGGCAGACCAGTAGTCACTGTAGTGCGTTCCGCTTCCACTCCGAGACGTTCCCTCATTCCCCCATGAACTTACGTATGTTTCTGGTTGATATGTGTATCCGTTTGTTCCACTCCAGTAAACCCTCCAGTTTGAGTATCTTGTTGCAGAAGTATCTTCCCAGTTCATAGTGGGGATAACCATTGCTGGGTTAACCTGGGCACTGTTGCTTGAATAGCCACTAGAGCCCGCAGAGTTGCTTGCGTAAACTCTTGCTATGTAACCCCTGTCGTTTCTAGCAGTGAACGTCTTGGACACACCGGTTGTTGTAGACGAGGTGTACCAGCCCTGCACGCTATCCCAGAGTTCTACGGTGTACGTAACAGTTACTCCACCAGTAATGGTGGATGCGGTCCAGTTGATGATTACGCTTCTATCAGAAGTAGTCGATGTTCCAATAACCGGAGCGTTTGGTGCAGCAGCAGGAACCGCACCAGATGAAATAGTTGACCAGCTGGCGGATTGGCCAACTGCGTTTACCGCTTTAACTCTAAAGTAATAAGTCGTTCCGTTACTGAGTCCTGTAACTGTTGCTGAAACGGCAGCAGATGTTCCGTCGGTAAAAGCGGTAACACTAGATGCAAATGTTGAAGATGTTGAGTACTCGATAATATAGTCAGTTATTGGCGTACCGTTGGCGTCTGGAGCGGTCCAAGAAACTACAGACTGCGTGCTTGCGTTTGATGTTCCGCTAACTCCAGTTACCGTTCCTGGCAGTCCTGCTGTGTACTGGGCGACGGTTGAGCTGTGTGCCCCACCGCCCGCTACGTTTGCAGCTCTTACACGTACATTATATTCAGTAAAGTCTGCAAGACCAGTAATTACATAAGCGGTAGTTCCTGATTGACCCATTGAGGCCCATGTTGAACCGCCATTTGTTGAGTACTCGTAGTCAGTTATGGCGCTTCCTCCATTAAATGCTGGAGCAGAGAAATTTGCCGTGAGTTGTCTGTATCCACGAGTAACAGAATTCAGTGTCGGTGCATCGGGGGTTGTTCTTGGAGTAGTTGTCGTGCTCCAGGTGTTTGAATCTGGACCAAAACCAAGACCGTTAACTGCTCTGAGTTTTACATAGTAAGCCTGGCCATTTGTAAGACCGGAAATTGTTACTGGAGATGTTGGCGGGTTAGTCCCAGATGCGGCAGTTGCCCATGCTGTCCAGGTTGAGTTGTTTATTGAGACAGCGTATTCATATCTGCTAATCAAAAGGCCGCCGTTAAAAACTGGAGCAGTAAAAGCAATAGATAACGAAGAGACGCCCTGCGTAGAGCTTGTTATTACTGGCGCACCAGGTTTGGTTCCTCCACCAAAGTAACCCCTAGAGGCTGTAGCTCTAGCTCCAACAAGAGGCATTGTTATGCCTTAAATGAAGACTGGCTAGCAAATACGTCAAATGCGTTGTTCCCAGTTTTTAGAACAGTAATTGTGTAGGTGTCGACAGAACTTGGGTTCCCCGATGGGTAGGAAACTCCACCAAACCAGCGGACGTTAACCCCAGTAGTAAGAGAGTCTATCGTTATGGCGCTCAGCTTTTTGGCTGCAGACCCCTGCGTTGTAAATGCAACAATGGTTAGGGCTTCTTGAACGGCCATAAGGGCATTCAATGTGGAGCCATTGACTGTAATTTTTATTTGAAAGTCTGCGGCTGATTCGGCGGTGTAGTAATAAATAGCTCCATTGTCTACGTTTATTGTCTGCAACCCAGTAAGTGCTGTACCTGAGTAAACAGCTTTTTCTAGTATCTGCTGTACTTTTCCTGTTGCTGCAATAGTTGTTGTTCCGGTAAGCGTTAGGTTTGATGCAAGCTTGCCGGAAGTGACAGCGCCTGCTCTGATTTTTGCTTCAGTCACAGCCTCGGAACCGGAAGTACCGTCAAGCTTGTCTGTGGTAACAGCACTGTTTCTGATATGGTTTGTTGTTACGGCTCTGTCTAAATCGACGCTTGCGCTGTCGGCAAGCTTGGCTGCAGTAATGGCGTCATCGGCAACGGTGAACTGTCCAGAGTCAGACCACGTAACGCCGTTGTAGTACTGAACCACCTTGGTGCTTTGCAGGTAACAAAGACGACCTTCGGAAAGGGTTGGTTCTCCTGTCCCACCAAAAGCCGAGTCCCTGGCTGCAGCATTTACGAAAACAGGGACAGTCTGGTCCATGAGGTATGTATTAATCTCAGCATCCGAAAGGGTTTCCCCCACCGTGAACTTCTTTATTCCTGCGCCAGCCATTTTTCCTCCGTTATTGCTCTAATTTTACCATCTAAGGCAATTTTGCTTGTTATGTAAGACTTATCCCTGGTTCAGGAGTCCCTGTTGCGTCATTAGGAGTTCCTGTTATGGGGTTGGGTACGTTTCCTAGCGGGTACATACCGTCGACAGTGTCACCTATTGGGTTTCCTGGGACAACCGTTCCATCTGCTTTTGTTCCCGGGATAATGTCACCAATCCTGAATTCAACAACATCTACAGCTTGGTGGTAAATCTTGTACCCCATAGGTTTTGCCATTTCTACAGCGTCAAGTATTGAGTAACTTTCGTCACCGTTTGATTCACAGTCAAAGGTCTCGTTCAGCAGGGTCCGAATCAAAATCTTGAAAGGGTCGCTGTCGTAGTGAGCGGTTATCGATACAAAGTAGGTCGAATTCTCCCCGTCCTTTGTATAGTGAAGTACTTGCTTGACGGCTTCTCTAATTGCCTCGGTTGTCCCAGCAGCGCGTCCATAATACCCATTGGAAAGCTGCCACCTAATGTAAGAATCAACTGCCCCAGTGGAAGTAAATATGTCTTGCGGAGTTGCGTATGTCGTGTCTGTTAAGCCGTTATAAAGATACGCAATGTTCTTCTTTAGTCTGTGACCGTTGAACTGAGAAAGCCATGGGGCGTATCTTGAATCAACATATTGGGGATTGACTAAAGTGCTATGGGTGTCGTTGGATTCATACTGCTCTGCAAGCGTTCCGAGTTGTCCAGGCTCATAGTGATAAACACGTAAATATTCTTCATAAACACCTCTGGCTCCAGTCATCAAACAGTCGATAAGTCTATGTAGTGGTGCCGATGGGTTTGTTTGATTTGAGTCCATCTCCCAATAAAAATCAGGCATTGAACTAAGAGCGCTGTAAACATAAGGGTTTGAATAGTAAGCAAAGTCTTCTATTAGGTGAGGCGAGGTTAGATACAAAACCTGCCCGCTATGATTTGTTAGCGTAATTAATATGTCAAAACCGTAAGTTTCTTCTTCTGACATTGGAAGCATTTCTACGTTGCTTCTAAATGCGGCAAATCTTCCTGGATATATAGTCGAAACAACAGGCTCTACGGACTCTATTCCCACCCATTCCGAGTAAACCAAAGTGCACGCAACATTGGTTTGTTCTGTGCAGTAAATCTTCCCGTTAAAAGAAAAATCTTTACCATTGTCCCCAAGAAGCATGGGACTATGACCTACGAGTCTTAAGGTTACGGGTCCAGACGTGCCTGGGTTTATTTTTATTGCGTATCTAGATTTAACGTCAAACGTATCGGCAACTGTAGAAATTGTTCCACCATCACACTCCCACCTCTGTGGGTATAAAAAATATACAGACACAGCATATGTGGGGTGGGTTGTGGAAAATATTTCACCCATAGACCAATCTAGGTCGGTTTCACAATGAAGATAGTAATGGGTAGCGTCCGAGGTTATGTCAACAATTCTGTAGTTGTCGTTTAGTGCTATTGGGTTTGGGTCGGTGGAGGTTGGGGTATAACCATCAACGTCGTCGAACGCTATCCCCGAGACAGTTATCGGGTCGTCAATGCTTGGTAAGTAAGTTTTAAGAACCTTTAAAACTAGGTGGTTTTTTGCATAGGATACGTCTTCGTCAATCGACCACTGAGCAACTGGGTAGGCGTTGCTTGTCAGTGGTATAGATATCCCGGTAAGTCGGTTGGTCGTCTCTAGAGCGTTATACTGAGAAAGCCTATTAAAAGTCTTAGCCACGGCTACACCACCGTGTATGAGATGGTTAAATCATCAGGCGTAATTCTTGGAGCCCAACCCTTGTTTGCTGGTTCTAAGTTTTCGTCAATCTGGGGAAGCCAGTTTGAGCCATTAGGACTAAGTGTTAGTGACGAGACATATCTAACACCGGGTATTGTGCTAATCAAAGCAATAACTTGATTAGCTCTTAGAACGTCTTCTGATGTTGGGTAAACGCCCGGGCTCAAGTATTCGATAATTGAATTTTCTATTGTCTGCTGCAGTGGCTCTTGGTCGTAGTTTGAGTCAAGAACAACAACTGCTTCAATTGCCGCAGAAAGAAGTTCAAAGTTGCTTACGTTTACTATAAGACCCGGGAGTGCTTTATCTACAATCGCGCTTTGTATGTCTGGTATCTGAATTAATGTGTCTACAAAGTCACCATTTCCATAAACAAAAACAGCAATATTTCCGACTGACTCAATTCCTTTTTTGACAATTCCATCATCGGGAGAGTTGTCTTCTGGGCCAGTATTTGTATATGAGATAGTTGTAGAGTCGGTTCCTGTCAACGTATGCGTGCCATTGTATGCGGTATTAAACAATCCAGAAACCGTTACTTCGTCTCCTTCTTGGAATTGATGACCCGAGCCAATTGTTAATGTTGCCTCTGTGCCTGCAACGTTTCTGGACACATACGTAATTGCTTTGGTTTTACTTGTTGCTATGTCTCCTGTATCTGGGTCGCCGTCGGTTAAGTCGTAGGTACGAACTCGTCCAACTAAACCAGAATATGTATTAGCAACAAACGAGTCAACTTGACTTGCTTTTACAAGTGTTGAAGTAAGGGACGATAGATGAGAAACTGCTCTAGACAAGAAAGAGGAAGAGTTTTCGTCGTTTACGCCGTTTTGGAAATAGCTTCCAGCTTCTGCACTAAAAATAGAAGTGGAAGGCGTAAGCAGGCTAAGTGGCGTAGATGGCGTAATTGAAGGAATTACTCCTGGGGTAAAGCACTCAGTAAGAACTGTACCCGATGGGAAAGGGTCACCAGTGTTGGGGGACTCGTTGGCGGCAATCTCAAGAGACTCAACCGTCATGAAAACGTATTCAATTACTTCATCTTCAAAAACGCTTGTATAACCAAAAAACGTACCTACAGGTATTGTTGCACCTTCATAGGAGTCGGCTTCTACAACAACCGACATCTGAGCAGGGGAAGAAAGATTGATGGTGACGCCCATCATTGAAAGAATGCCGGCCATTAACCTGTCTGGGATTCTATTTATGGCAGTCGCGTTAACCCACCCAATCCAGGCCATTGCCTGAAACATGGCGTCCTCTACGGTGCCTGTCCTCAGAGTGAATTCTGGAAGCGTCAAGCGCGCCATCTCTATGGCTTCCAGGTACATGTCTCCTGGCTCTTTGTCATAGACGGTAATGTCTACGTATTGTGAAAAATCTGCTGCCATTGGATTTACTCTTCCGTTATTACAAAAGAAAACTGAACACCTATTGTCCCATTATCTTCCGATATGTTAAGTGATGTTATTTCAACTTCTGGTACAAAACGAGAAGCGTTAAGAACAAATAGACCCTTGTCTACGGTTGTGAAGGTGGGGTCGCTCACTCCAAATCTTGGGGTGAACGGATGACTTTGGGGCTCGGTAAGTAGGGCTACCGTCAATAGCTGAGAGTAGAAATCGTAAGTGCCGTCATAAAGCTTCTGGACACCAGACGTGTCAAATTTAATTGGGAATTTAATAGTGTCCATTTTCTAATTATCCCACATAGCTAAGTTCTTCATGGTTTAGGGTACTCGTCTTTCACGGCTTGGATTTGCTCGCGCCATGCCTCTAGACCCCCGTGGAACAAAAGGTCGAGCTGTTCGGCAATCGAGGGGTAGGCATTGCGTCTGTCTGTTTGATATGTCATTGCTTGCGCTTTGGCCACCGCCACAGCAAATTCTGCTTCTGTTGGTTTAGGTACGTCTTCCGATTCCCAAACGAGAAGAGAGTAGTCCGGTTCCCCGTCTTTGCCTGGGTCAATAGAAATGGGCAGTAAACCAGTCGGGTCCAATACCTCAAAAATGTAGTGTTTCCAACTCATGGTGTGGTTACCGTAAAATAGGCTGAGTCGTTGGCATCACTCAAAACAGTAATTGCTTCTCCGTACACTTGAAGATAAAAAGTTCCTGCATTACCCCCAGTAACGCCCATTCCAATAACCCCCGAAACATTTTTATGGCTATAACTCTCATTTGTAAAATAACGAAAAGACCCACCTACGGCCCCATCGGTGTCATAATAAGTGCGAACCAAATACGCACCAGTAGCAGCAAAGTAGCAACTAAAATTATAGTTGCACACAATGACGCTAGTGCTAGATGGAATAGTTATTCCAACTGCACCTACTGTTAGCCAAGTATTCGCGCCAGTTGTAAAAGCTGTAGCATTTCTTCCATAGGCACCAATAGTTAGTGCTGTTCCTATTTGTTCTCCAGCAACATGCCAACCGTAAACATTGGATTTAGCGCTGTACCGCGGCACTCCAGCCGAGTCAATGTACATTCTCCTGTCCCACCCACTGCCATTCCAGGTTAAAAACCCAAGTTCGGTAGCGGAGTTTCCAGCATTCATGTTTGTTGCTCTTATTTGCGCATTGCCGGTGTCGGAGCCATAAGAAGAAGTATCGACTCCAAAGTTTAAGGCAGCGGAGTTACCCGTAGTATTGGTTGCGTAATTGACGATAGATATCTCTCCGCCTTTGCCGCCAACAGTGTCCTTACGCACATGAAGTTGCGAGCTTGTGTTTGTAGCGAGAAGAGAAGTGTCCCCTATTCCAACAGTAGATGGGAGAGACAAAGTTATTCCACCGGTAGAACCAGAAGTTGTTATTTGATTTGCCATTCCGGTAACTGCCACGACTCCGGTATTCGTTACAGTAACTGCACCTGTTGCTCCAGAAACTGTAATTCCCGTACCGCCAGCTAATGAAGTAACACCATTTGAACCCGGGACACCAGAAGGTCCAGTTGCCCCAATGGGTCCAGTTGCGCCAGTCGGACCACCAGCAGGACCGGTAGCACCAGTCAAGCCAGTTGGGCCTGTTGCGCCGGTTATGCCAGTGGGTCCAGTTGGTCCTGTTCCTCCATCTAGTCCAGGCAAACCATTTAATCCCGGGTCACCTTGAGGGCCAGTCGCACCAGTCGCACCAATTCCTGTCGGACCGGTAGCGCCTGTTAGGCCAGTAGCTCCTGTTGACCCGGTAGTCCCAGTTAATCCTGTCGCGCCTGCTGGACCGGTAGCACCTGTTGGTCCAGTTGGTCCAGTTGGTCCACCGGAAGGACCCGTCGGCCCTGTTGGCCCTGTCGCTGGCTGCGGTCCAACCTCAACCCACGATGAGTCGTAATAAACAAAAGTCTGACTTGTGTCTGATTCAAACCACAAGTCTCCCTGCATTGGGTTGGCTGGGGCAGTATCAGATACCTTAACTCCTCCACCTATTGACATCCACGCAGAACCGTCCCAGTACTGGACAGCAGAAGTTGCGGTTACGTATGTGAACACTCCAGTACTTGGGGTCATTCCAAGTGTCGCCGTTCTTTCTAGTTCTGTAGGGAAGACAAGAATGGATGAACGGTTGGACGACTTGCTTGACCCAAGAATAACAAAGCTGGTCATTGCCGATGTCAAGAACGTCCCTACGACAGTATCGTCTACTTTGTATTTTTTTGTAAGGTCCGTATCAAGTGGAAGTATTGGCCCTAAATCGCTACCAAGTTCAGGTATGTGAACATGAACTCGGCCGTCAGAACCTACTCTTGTAACAATGCAGTTAAATATTTCGCCAGGGTCTTTGGAAATAGAGAAAGCATTGTCTCTACGGATTACTTGTGGTTGTGGAGGAGTAATCATTATTCGCTACCAGGAGTATTTACGTATTTACCATTGGGGAACTTTTTTATAACTATTTCATGTTGTTGACCGCTTATTAGGGCACCATAGACCCCAGCGTTGTAAATAGATTCTTTTTTAGACTTGCCTCTTACTTTTGCCAAAAACCTACCATCCGCCTGATACTTTGCTATGGCTTCATTTTGAGTTAGCTCAACAGGCATTCCTGTTTCCATTGACGTCCATATTGGGGTAAGAAGAAGCGAAAATGGCTTACCATTATTTACGCCCCCTTCGGTCCATGGGTAGATGGTGATTGAGTGTGTTGTCTTTACGGTATCTCCAGAGACCAGTACTGGCCTATCGTAGATATCCATGTTGCCAGTTGCAAACACCCCGGCGGTAGGAGTTGGATAGCGGTCAAATCGGTGGTCCGCGTCTGGCAGTGGGAATATGCCCTTATATATTCTTTTTCTAAAGAACTTTGAACCAGCGCGGGTCACGTCATACGTCATTGTTCTATTAGTTAGACCATCCTGGTCGGTGATGTCGATTACCTGTGGACCACGTTCACCAATTGGCAAATCTTTGATTTCTTTGTCTTCTTTTTGTGGTTTTTTAAAAGAAATACTTACCGGGTCTGGTGATATGTCAGGAAAAGAAACATTATCTATTAGGTAGTAACCATTGTAATCGGACATCCCACCAAGTTTTATTGTCATTCCAGGCCTTAACCGAACAGCGTTAAATCTATCTAATACAGCAGTACCAGAAGCATCCCATGGGTTGTTTTCCGTCATGCTGATGCTTGGAATCTCCATAAGCTGAAGGTCTTCTCTTAGGTCAGCAGAATCCAGTTTTTTGTTTTTCCATGTAAGTGGGATGTATTTGTTCTTGGTTTTTGCTTTTTTGTCTTTACTTTTGATTTGGGCTTCTGTTAATTTGGCTTCGTGTGTTCCCCAATTTTTGAGAATATATTTTTCAGATGCAAATATTAAATACCCGTCTACTTCGTAAACAACAAATTTTGCTGTTTTAGCAAGACTGTCAATTACGCTCCATAAGGACTCGGCTTTGCTTCCAGCGGTAGCCTTGTTTATGCTTTGTGATTTTGAAGTTGTTTCACCCCAAAATTTTAGACCATATTTTTTTGCAGCTCTTTTAACGAACTCCGTACCGGAACCCCCAACAGTTCCTGGCTTTCTGTCTCTCTTCATCTGCTGTATGGCGCGAGAATAGCAAGTTACCGTAACGGTAGGGTTCTCTCCTGGTCCCTGCGACACCCCAACATTTGCTATTTCAAATAGTTGGAGCTGTCTTTGGGATATGTCTGGAAGTGTTGTTTTTTCTATTGTTCCAAACGTCTCACTGAGGTAAGCAACAACGCGACCCATGTTAAAATAGTTTTTAGAAATCATTTTAAGGTCTTCGTCAAGAACGGTAAAAGACAGTTCACTAGACATGTTCATTGTGTATTGAACGTTTACGCTTATAAGTCTTTCTCTTACTTCAGCAATTTCTTCTCTTTTTTCGTCCATAAAAAACAGGACGCCACCATACTGACGCTCAAGGGAGCGTGGGATTTGTTTCCATAATTCAATTGGGACCCTGTTGTCTGCGTTAGCCATAACTATGGTCCAAAAATGTCACGGACACCCAACATTCCAATAGGTTGGGTTCGGCGTCTGGACGCAAGGTCGTATGCGGCCTGGTCAAGAACGATTACAGACTTGCAGGATGCGTCATAATTTACTATTCCCTTAGCTAGTGACCTTAGCCATGCAATATCATTTGATGTGTAGTTTTCTCTACTCCAAGTGTTTTTTGCTGCTGAGTTGTCACATAATCCCTTGTCTCCAGGGGGTGGTGGTGGAACCTCGGGAATTGGTTTAAGTTTTGGAAATTCAATAAGTTTTATTAGTTCTTGAGGGTATTCGGTCAGCGTTATGTCGCACGAAGCCCTGCTTATCGCTCCAGTAGAGCTTCTATATATAGAGCTAACATTCAGGTCGGCAATAACAAACAAAGAGCCTTTGCTTGCAGAGTCATTGTTAAACGGATACCTAACTGGCTCCGACAGCAATTTGTCAAAACCCATAAATACAACAGGAAACGGACTTGAGGCCATTTGGCGTAGATTTTTAAGTTGTTCATCAACACTTGTTGTTATTACTTTGTTATCAAGAGCATCGTCTAGATTGCCAGAAATATCCGAGGCAACAATAAAGCTAAAAGAAACACTCATTAATTTGTATGACTTCCAGTCAACCATTGGCCTATTTGCTGCTCTATCAATTGGGGTCCAATCAGAGCCAAGACTTGAATAGGTTATTTGATTTGGCCTATGAACAAATTCATAAACAAGCGGTGTTTGTCCTGATGTTGTTGTTTGAACAAGTTTGGGTGTTTGCGATGCAGCAACCGAAGTCGCTGAAATGCCATTTTTTTTAACCGTATTTAAGGTGACAGCTATGGTTTTGCTTTTTGCAATTTGTCTTGCGGTGCTTGCTTTTGGAGTAATCAAAGACTCTGATTCTCTTACAGCCAAGGTTCTCTGTGCCTGAGCATTAATTAACGCAACTGCTTCTTCTCGTGATTTGCCTTGAGATATTAGCTCGTAAACTTGAGAAATTCTTATTGACTCAACAGTATTAGCCATAAGGGACTCGTTGCTCTGACCAGAGGTATCCCTTGAGAAAATTGTGTCAATAAGGTATTGAGTATCAGTGATTCCAAAAGTTTGCAAATTACCAAATGGGTAAAACTCGTTCTTAAACGGGTGATACCAATAAGAAGGGACAATCAGTGTTCCGTAGCTGTCGTAAGTGTCTGTGTATGTTTCTTTGCTTTCAACCCAAATCTGGATATTTCTATAAGAGTAAGGGTTGGTTGAAGGAGAGAGTGGGTACAGTTTTGTTCTTCCTGTAGCAACAAACAGTTTAGTTCCATAGTATTTGTGTGTATAAACGGCATACCTGTCGGTGTAGTGCCTTGGAACTTTTTTAACCAGACTTTCTAGGCGAGGTTCATACTTAACCCTTGTGGCAATAACGTTTTCATCTCCAGCCGTATACTCTTTGTACTTTGTCAACCCAGGAAGAGGCATCCAGTACTCAACCTCGTCAAGCCTAATTGGGGTACCACCTGGAACATTTTTGTATAGATGATAAATGGGATAACCGGAGTAAATAACGCCTGCTCCTGGTTGTGTTTTGCGAACTTCTTTATAAAAATAAGTATTTTGAATAGGTTGAGTAACTGCAGGCATTAGGTTCTCTCTCTTACTCTTTGCTCAGTATTTTTTATCTTTGCCATAACCATATTTGCTATCTCTTCAGGATTGTTTTGTCCACCATTGATATGGAATGTAAACGAGTTAGTTCCTGAGGAAACAGTAGCGCTAGTTGGTACGCCCATTTGGTTAGAAGCTGGGGTCAATGTGTCACCAATTGCTCCAGCTCCCGGAACTGCATGAAGATGCCTTCCACGACCACTTCCGTGGAACTCGGCAAATCCACCAGCGTTGCGTGTTGCTACGGCATAAGAGCCAAGATTTTGCCCAACAATGTCAATTGCTCTGCCTGTCACATGGTCAGAATTAAGCGAGCCAAGACCGTAGGTTCTGTAGGAAGACGTTATTGACCTCTTTCCAGCAATGGAGCCATTAATGGAGTTGTGTCTAGCCATAGTCTGGCTGAGTCTTGAAGAAGTTGTGTCGCCAACAACCCCACCACGAGGAGTATTTGTGTCATCCTTCATGATTTCTTTCATGGCATCTTTCGACCACCATTCGGGTTTTCCAGTAGAGTCAGTGAAATAGTTAGCCATGTTATCGTTGAAGTTCTCTACCGCCGTCTTGAAGGTGTCTGAAGCAGTGGACATCTTGTCAGCTACAGCATTGGTGTCTTTGTCTATTGACCCTATTTCAAAGTTTTTCTGAGTAGCACCGTATGCGTCAAACTTGTCAGAAAGCACATTTTGCATGTACTCTTCTTTGCTACCAAAACCTTTAGCTTCATATATTTTTTTTGATTCTTCGTCGGTTTTGTTTGCAAATGGGTCGGTTATGTTGAAAGTTCCAGACTCAACATCTTTGAGGAATTTTTCCCTATTTGGGGCGTCCATGGAGCCGATTACGGCCGACAGTTGCGAGGTATTGCCCATCATTCCGGAGTTTGCAAGCATTCCTGTTATTTGTTCAGACGCGCCCCCAATAAATCCTTTTTCCGTACTTGCATCTTGAGCTGCAAGTGCCTTAACAACTGCGGGTGTAAAGAACTTTGCGGGGTCCATTTTTGCCCATGCACCACCAGGTCCAAACAGTTTTCCTGGGTCAGCGGCTGTTCCTATTTGTTCTTTCTGGCCATAGAAGGAGTCAATAGCCCCCTTGCCCATTGATGCAGACGATTCCTGGAAACCTTTTAACGCTTCAAGGACCGATGCAGTGCTGCCTCCGCCTTTTACAACGTCGAAAACTTGACGACCCCGCTCGTCATAAATTTCTGGGGCTTTTGCTGCTTTTATTGCTTCATCAAATCCATCAGAAATACCCTTTACGAACGAGTCAATGTTTAGGTTTTTCATTTCCTCGGTTGTTCTAACCATATTTAGACCAAGTTTTTCAACCATGTCTGACATTCTCATAGTGGAGTCGTAAAGGTTCACGCCCATTTTTTTGGCCAACAATTCAAGTTCTGCTCCGGATTTACCAGACATCTTCTTGAGCATTTCCATGCGCTTTGTTGATTGGTCGCCAACCATCGTTGCTGCTTCTATGCGCTCTGGAAGTTTTTTACCAATTTCTGTTAAACCTTTAGTTGGGCTAGCTTTTATGGCTTTGTATTCATCGTCACTAATCATCCCCTTAAATGCAGGGTCTTTACGCAGCAACTCTATTTGGTCAAGAGCTTTCTTTTGGTCGTCATTTATGGCGTTGTTTCCGCCCAGGAAACCAAGTCCTGGGACTTTTGACACAGTGTCCATTCCTGGGATATTTCCAAGGCCGCCCATCAGTTGAGAAACCCCACGGGTGACTCCTCCAGCTGCACTTGTAAGCCATCCAAGTGGGTTTAACCTTCTACCCCATCTTGACTGACCAGTGAGAGCTCCCAACCATCCTTTTGTTCCAGTCTTTCCCGACTGACTGAAATTGAGCGCTTTTTGGTCATTTCGTTTTTGAAAGTCCATGTCGATGCCCTTAAATCTGGCACCAACATTTCTGTATTTTTCAGCAGTTGCTGAAGCAACATTTTCAAGTGCGCCGCTTCGTCCAGCAAGACTTTCTCCTCTTGCTGCGGCTTCTTCGTTTCTCTTTAATTGAATTCCAGCTTTTTTAAATTCGGCAAAAGACACAGCATCCAAGAATGAATTAACTGCCGCTTTGGCTTCCTTTGCCCTTTGCTTCATTCCGCCATACCAACCAGCAAGTGCGCCGGTAATGGCACCAAGGGCAGCACCAACTGCGGTACCTACGCCTGGAGCAATCATTGTTCCGATTGCTGCACCAGCCATGGCTCCCGTCGCTGCTCCACCTTTTGCTGTTCTTGATTTAAGGGCGGCTCCACCAAAACCAACTGCGAGTCCAGCTAGTGGGTTGAATTGACCAACCATTCCACCAAGCGCCATTGCCCCCTGTGCTTCTGGGGCCATTTTCTGAGACAACATACCCATACCCATACCGACAGCCATTTTTGCGCCCATGCTGTTGTTCATACCGCCAATGCCTTTTTCTGCATTTCCAAGAACAGCAGAACCAAGCCTGCTACTTCTGGTTTGACGCATGTTATGGGCCATAAGTTTTCTTTTAAGCCCAAAACCGGAATTTCTGAATGTTGCGCCTTTAAACTTTCCTGATTGCTGGTCAAGCCCAGCAACTACGTTTCCTGTCTTTGGGTGAAGAACTTCTATGGCACCAGTAGGACCGTGAAGTCTTTCTATCCCCATCTGTCGCCCTGTTATGGAGCTTTGCAGGAACCCAGCTTTTTCGTCAACCTGCGAGTTTGCAGCATTCATTATGTTGCCGAACATTCCACGGGTAGACGTAACCCCCCTGCTACCAAAGCCCCTTACGCCTGCACCAAACTGACGAACAAGATTTCCATTTTGATACCTTGCTCTTGGGGTTCTGCCAACATTCCACCCGCCACCATTTCTACGTATCTGCTCATCTCTGGCTCTAATTTGACTATTACCTATATTGGCGGCAGAAGCATTTCTGGCGGCCATATATTCAGCGTTGCTCATTCCCGCAGGTATTTGTCCTGTTGCTCGAAGCCCTGCAACGTCTGAAAGGTTTACTCTTTGTCCTAATGGAGTGTAGTTTCCTACGGCTCCAGCAGCAGCTCCGTGTGTTGGCGTACCGATGCCCGCTCCTGGTCCTGCGTGCGTCTGGTCGTACGCGGTAGACATTCTTACGTTATGTCTGTCCATGCTTCGGCCCATTCGGTAATCTCTAAAACGCCTAGCAATAGCACTGTTTGACCTTCTGTCATATCCACCGTGTCCTACGAAATCTGGTGGCGTACTGCTTCTTGCGCCAAACCTTGCCAACCCTCTTTCCCACGCCGCTGCGTATCCGGGTTGATTACCGCCCAGGTACCTTGCCTGACCTGGGGCACCTGCACCGCCACCCCCAGCAACCTGTCGTCCAGTTGACATTCTTGGGCTACCAGGAAGAGGAGCGCCAGGTGCTCCACCTGTGGCACCAGAAGACAATCTTCCTCCTGGAGCTTGTCCTGGTCCACCAAGATTTACGGTTCCAGCAGTTACGTTCATGGTCTGAGTATTTTTGGGAACCTGTGCCATTAGTCCGCCCTTGGTATTTTTCATTTGTCTAGCGATAAGACCCAAGGCCATCAGTCCACCGCCGCTGCCGCCAAACATTCCACCAATACTTCCAACCATAGAGTTGAGCATTTTGAATACTTCGGTAAGACCCCCAAGAACATCATTAAGGAAAGGCATTGCTTTCCTTCGAATATCTTCCATTGTTCTTAATAGATTAAAAAGCTGCTCTACAACTCCAGCAATTCTTTCTCCAAATTCTTCAAAAGTTGCTGACTGGTCTTGGGCATGGACGTTGAAATCTTTCATCATCCCAACAAATCCATCTTTTACCGCATTAAACACCGGTTTAAACATCGACTCAATGGCTCTAGCGCCATCTACAAACGGTTTAAGTTGTTCTTTTGAAATCCTAAACCATCTAGCAAATTTTTCCCAACCATTGCCCATGTTTCTAAAAAAACCATCAGTCTTGGGTAGCCATTCTCTGGTTAGCTTTACAAAGAAGTTAGACACTTTTTCAAAAATACCAACAAGACCATCAAAAAAGTCACCTTTTCCAAACTCGCCTAAAGAACCGCTTACGCGAAGAAGGTCACTTCTTATAATCCTGAAGATTTTTTGCATTGCAATTTTTGCTGGTTCAAGAAACTGTTGACCAAAGTCTGCAAATTCACCTTTTATCTGAGTGAAGAAAGCTTTTGCTTGACCAATGAGGGTTGAGTTAACTGCCTCAAACTGCCCAGCAACGCCACCGGCTTTAGCAAGTTCACCAGACATGATGAGTTCTTTCATCTGTTTCTTGCTGGTTACTTTTGCTTTTTTAAGAGCTTGTTCCATTTGTGGGCCAAGAGCTTTTGCTGCTTCTTTAACCTTAGACATGCTTGTTTTTGAGTTATTAAGGGCTTCAATTAACGCGCCAACTTTGTCTGCTGCTGCTGCAGGGTCCTGTCCGGCTGCACCAAAGTCCATGAGGTTTTTCATCAACCCACCGCTTTGTGCAATCTGCGAAGACTTCATGGACTTAGCCATTGCTGCGTAGGCTTTGTTCAGTGCAGCAACTCCAAGACCTGCTAGCTGAGAGTCAGCCTGAAGAGTTCTCATTGCGTTGCGAACTTGGTTTGTTCCGGTAAGGAACTCTCCAGCTCCGCCCTTTGTAAACGCATACATTGCTGCTTGCTGCTCACGAATAGCGGCAGCTGCGGTTCCGAGTGCTACTGCTGCGCTGGCGGCCGCGCCGGCCATAGCAGTCATTCCCCATGAATAGGCTTTATGTAGCCATTTTCCTGCGACAAAAAGAGCGTGAACGCTCATTAGTGAGACAGAAAGAAGAGCAAAGTTAGCAATTGCCCCCTTTATTGCTAGTCCAAGAAATTTTGACAGGCCCATTCCTGCCGCTTTTACGCCTTTATCAAAGCTGTCAAAAGACCTTTTTGCTTTTAATACGCTAGTACCAAGTGAATTTGTGCTGGCAGCTGCGGCTTTTTGTCCAGACGAAAGTCTGCGTGATTTAGCGTCAAGCCTATCAAGAGCTTTGTCAAGGGTCTTTACTTCCAGAGCGCCCTGAGCGGCACCCTTTACCTCAATATTGACTGTACCTTCAGCCCTGGCCACGCTTAGACCTCACACGCTCATTTACGATTTTTGGGAAAATCGCGTGAGTGTAGGAACAAATCTGGCTTATTGCCTAGATTTGCGTTCCTGCTCTTCGCGGTCGTTACTTATTACTTTAGCACAAGCAAGCCTTATTAGCCATTCAGTTTCTGTTGAATCTAAAAGTCTTACTGGGTCTGTCCCGAACAGTTCGCCTAATCTTGCTGCCGAGATGACTAAAGGGTCTTCAACTAGTTCGTCGAAGACCCCTTCGTAGGGTCTTCAACGTCCACCGAATCAGAGTATCCAGCAGCGTCAAGAATCGAGAGGGCAGCAGCCTCAATATGAGGGTCAACTCCAAAGAATTCCTTAACACAGTCAGGAAGTGGGCGAGTTGTGTTTGTCATCTCAAGAATGACTGGAGAAGCAAATGTCAGCTCATTGCCAGCATCATCGAATACTTCTTCGTCGTCAAACAAGATACCGATAGTGGTGTGGCCAATAACTGAACAAGCAAAACGTGTTCCATCCATACCATTACGGGTATCTTCACCAGCTTGCTTACGCCAGTTTTTCATTTGGTTCTGGGTAATGTTCGGGCTAATCTTGATTTTTACACCAGGGCGTTCAGGAACAGGGATTAGAACAACCGAGCGTTCAACCTTGCGCTTGACAATGCCCGTAAGCTTTTGAAGCGGTGTCTCTTCTGCAGCAACAGCAGCCTTGACTTGCTTTGCTTTAGGGGAAGAATCTTCTGTGGATGTTGTATAGAGTTCAGAGTTTTCTGTCATAAGAGAAAACCTAGCACATCACGCATGCCCGTGATGGAACTCAGAAGAGAAGATTTATCAACCAGCTGCGCCAGCACCGGACTCAACGTCCGAGATGGCAAATGTTAGCGAGAAAGTCGCAGGAGCACCAGAAGATGAGTCACCGTCTGGCTCTGTGATGCCAACCAAAAGGGCCTTTGAGTACACACGGTCCGTGCCTGGAACCTTGAGGTCGCAGTCAAAGGTCTCGATTGTGATGTCGTACGAAGCACGGCCAACCAATGGGCGGAGTGTTGCAATCTTTTCTGCAATTCCGGTAGGGCCGTCTGCTTGGTTTCTGTCGTCATCATAGTGAGCGGTCAGCGTAATGTCGCCAACTTCAGATGGTGCACAGAGAACGGTAGGACGGAGCTTGCCGCCTTCGTAAATCTTTTCTACAGATGCAGTAATTTCTCCACCAGAAACCTGGGCAAAGTAAAAACCTGTCCACTTCGGGTGTTTGCCAGCATCAACCGGCACGACCGAGGCGAGTACTTGGCGCTGAGATACTTTTGACATGTTTATATCCTTCTTTAGACGACGCTAGCGGTTAGATTCGACTTGATAATGTCGACTTCAATTTTGTCGCCGACACTGCTGGTGCGAACACCAACTTTAGCCTTGACAGTACCGCCTGCTAGTTGGCTGACTGGGTTCAGATAGGAGTCGCAACGAACTGTGTAGCCACTGTCGACTTTCTTTCCGTTGACATCAAATGCTTGGAACAAAGCGCCTTCTTCGCGCAATGGAGCAAGAATTGCAATCAATCGTGATGTAATTGCAGAGAAGATGGTGTCACGTCCGTCGATTACACCGAAGACAAGGTCTTCGAGAGACCGCTGAGAAGCAACAACGATGTGGTTGATGATTTCTTGGGTCGTGATGTAGCGGAAGTTCTCAGTGTCAATTGACAATGAACGAGCACCGTAGATTCTTACAGAGTTTTGAATGATTCTAATTGAGTTGACTTGCTCGTCATCCAATTGGTCACCAGATGTCTTGTTGATATCAAGAGCAGTACCTGTAACGAATCTTGCTGTAGAGATAAGACCAGCGGCTGGAACATGTGCTCCACCTTGGTTGTGAGCCTGTGCACGCTTGGCGGCAACATAGCCGTCTGGCGGTATAAGCCTTGATACACCAGCAATCGTTGTTGGAACGTTAACCCACGGGAAGTACATAGCCGCATGCTCGGTTTCTGTGAGAACCTTAAGTTCTCCTGCCTTCGAGATTGCGTTAGCAACAGTATCGGCAGCGCCTCCGTGCAAGATAGCAATTCTATTATTTGCATTTGCGTGAGCAATAAGAGCAGTAGAAACGTCCTGAGTGGCCTTTAGTGTGCCATCGTAGTCAGTAACTGGTCCACCAACGGAAAGGCGAGTTGCCGTTTCTGCGTCTGGGATTGAGACTGCACCGGTACCGAGCGAGTCGTTGAAGACTTCAAGGGCGTCAATTAGGGAGTCGTCATCAACCTGTGCAAGGTCGTCGTCTCCTGCTGAGAGGTTTGTTGCTACAAGAACTGCTGGCTTTGTTGTTGCGCCAACAACGGCTGTTGCCGTTACGTAGCGAGAAGCAACTGAGCTTAAGTTGATGCGACCAGCAGCTTGTGCCACAGAGGTTACGTTGCCCGTGCTGTACACAGGGTCACCTTGGTAAGAGATGATAACTGCAAAGGTTGTTCCTGTTGGCTGAGTAACAGTAACTTCAACATCTGAGCTCCATGCGCCTGCACCGTTTGCGTCAATTGTCAATACTGGGTCCTCGTCAGCATCTTCAAGAACGAGCGTTCCTGATTCTGCGTCAGCGCCGACAACTCTGGAGATATAAGCCTGAGTGCCGCCTTCTTCAAAGAAGGTTTCTACTGTTGGGTGGAGGTACGAATACGAAACGTATCCGCCGAACATGTGTTCAAATTCTGCAAGGCTCTGAACTAAAACTGCTTCGCCAACAGCTCCTCGTTCTGCTAATCCGACAACAAAAAGCTGCGAAGATTCGCGCACTGTCGCGGAAGATGGGCCTGTTCTGACTGCTGTGGAGATTACTACGCCTGGCATAAGACCTTCCTGTGGTTCGTGTTGAGTGACAATGCCGCCAACGGTTTATATTGTACAGATGATTTCGTGTTGATTATTGCAACTGTTAAAAAGAATGCTGTATAAATAGAATACGACATAACAAGTTACAAAATAGGAAGTGGCGCGGATGAATCTCCACTGGCTTCTATTTCTAAATCAATGCTTGACACAACGCCGATTGGCTTGCGAGAAACTACCTCATCTATCTCCATATTGTAGGAAATATATGCCCCAGCCATAATTCTGTCGCCTTTAAGCAGTGTTAAATCGGAAAACTCTTCACGAATTGAACCTTCGTCAATCATTGCCCTAAAAGATGTTCTTTCGTCATAGGCCTTGAGGCATGGATAATCAAGAAGGGCCGACCTGAGAACGGTTGTTAACCTATCTCGCATTATCGTGCACTCTTCTGAGCCTTCTGTTTTTACCCAAACATAGGTGCGCATTGAGTATGAAACCCTATAAAGAGGGTCTGGGCCATCAAATCCAATACGGTTAAAAGCCGTAGAAGAGATAACTACAGTGATAACAAGCGGCCATGTATCGATAGCAAACGGTTCGTATGTTGTAAACCCCTCAGGGGTCGGAAGGGTTATGTCGTCAACATTCCAACCGTTACGGTAATCAATAATTCTTACAGGAACATCTTCTGAAAGGTAATTGTTTACATACTGCTTGGCAAACTGAGCGCCATGCATTAATGGATATCCAGGAACTGTAGGCATTATGCTGTCAACCCTTCATTACCTTCAACAATGTAGTTTGCTAGTTTTTCTGCAAATTCACTGACAAAGGATTGCGGGATAAAAAGAATTTGGCGTTTTGGCATGTTTGGTGTTCCGGTCTGATGGAACGGAGCATATTTCACTCCAGTTCCAAACGTAGCACTTAGTTTGTTTATTTGGTTCACAGAGGGGTCAGATAGCTCGGAGAGGCTTTTAAACAACTCTCCGCTACGGACAAGCGTTGGTCTCCCTGGGAGCTCCCTGGCCTTCCATGAGGCGTATTCAGCGTCAAGCGGGGACCATCCACCAACAGGAAGCCCCTGTGATGTGAAGTTTTCTGCAAATGTCTTCTTTAGGACCTGGTGTGCCCACCTAAAAACAGGCTTAGCATCGGTAATCCTGTCTTGGATGTCTGCAACCAAGTTCTGGACTTTTTCAATCCTGACCTCAATGTCTACTCTTACTGGTGCCGACATTGTTATGCAATTCTTCTTCGGCTGTACTTCCTCAGAGACATAAGTTCAGTATCCAAAAATCCAGTCACCAGAGGTCCGACATTTCGCGTTGTTATGTCCTTGAGGCCAACAACATCGTCATGCATGTTCTGCATCTCCCTGGAAGCCGCTCTTAGGATAAGAAGCTTAAACATTGGTATATTTGTACCATCCAGGCCTGCAGTGTAAGTAACTGTAATTACGTCACCATCAAGGGCGTAAAAGTAGTCAATACCAAACCTGCGCACAACATAGTCATGCTCAACAATGAGGGTTCTTGGTTCTCCGTTTAGCGGTTTTACTACTACTTCGGACACGTTTACAACAGGCGAATTGCGGAAATAGATAGTGCTTGGAGGGGTTGCCCATGTTGTGCTATCTACCATATTTGACTGGACAAACGAGTCCGTGTAGCTATGCGGTGGGGCCGACAAGAAGGTACCCATAGGAACGCCGTGGTATGTACCTTCTACAGTGTAATCTTCCTCGAATTCCACCACCTCAATAGGTCGACCAAGATGAGCTTCCATCTCTGATTGGAGACCTGCAAGAATCATCTCGGCTGCATCCTGCTGACGCAAGGACAGCTTTATGTCCATGTAGTTAATAAGGTCTGCTTGAGTTACTAGCACTTGATACCTCCACTAGGCGTTAATCAGTCATAAAGACCGATTTAGCGCCTCTTCTTTGGTGTGGCTTTCTTTGCTGGAGCCTTCTTGGCGGGAGCTTTCTTTGCAGCAGCCTTCTTGGCGGGAGCAGCCTTCTTCGCTGGAGCAGCCTTCTTAGTTGGCGTAGCCTTCTTTGCTGCCGACTTTTGCTTTGCCTGCACTTTTTTAGCTTTAGATTTAGATGCTTTTCTGTTTGCTTCAGCAGCGGTTTTCTGCCTCTTTACCTGCTTGAGAATGGCTGAGGATTTTGCCCTCTCTGTTGCCGACTTGTACAGAGCTTCGTTAATTGGGTTAGCGCGAGCCTTGTAGCCCTTTTTGCGACCAATCTGCTGGCTGCCACGCGGAGAATTTGCAAGACCAAGCACTCCTTTGCCTTTAATCTTTTTGTTTGACTTTACGCCAAGGGCTCTAATTTCTGAAGGAGATAGATACCCTTGCAGTCTTGTAGATTCTTTTTGCAATTTTCTAGCATTGGCACGAGAACCAAAAATGTCTTTGATTGCTTGATTTAGCAAGTCTCTTTCTTTGATGAGAGCTGCTCTGGCCTTTTCACCCTTAGCCTTGTTGAGCTGGTTCTTGATTCGGCTTGCGTCGAGGAGTAGGGAGTCTGCGTCGTCCGTAATGTCCGGGCCGTATCTTACTCTGGGCATAATCAACCAACTTCTTTGAGAAACATTTTAAAGAAGTTTACCATATGGCGCTAATTCGGAATTAAATACCCGCGCCAAAAACTACCTGTCGCTATTCGGTGGTGATTCAATCACTGGACCCTTATCAAGCGTCCCTGGAGGAGCCTCTACTGGCACCCATGCTCTTGAATATGTATATTCCTTGATATTCCTTGACTTCAATATTGTGCCGTCAATCATTAAAGAATATTCATTTCCCTTCATGCATAACGTTCTTTCTAGGCTTTTTTCAGTAGCGGCTCGAGACCTGACAAGTTTTTTAATTATCGATGACATAGGTTTGGCCACTACCGAGCCTCTTCCTCTATTTAGTCGAAGATGCATCTCCATTGCCTCCATGGTCCCAACATCATGCTTTATGACCGGGATTGTTTTACCAATTATTTCCATTATCTGCTTGACATTTGTAGCCAACAAATAGCGCTCAGAGCCATCAATGATTTCTCCGGTTCTAGCAGATACATGGATTGGTTGAATAAAACCAAAATCGAGCAAAGACGCAGAAAGCACTAAAAGGTCTGGTCTCAGTATGTAGGTTGCTCTCCATGGTGGGACGATAAGTGTTGATGGGTCAACTTCCTCTATCTCATACTTCATATGTTGTTTCCATTTCTTCGTCATTATTTCTTACTGTGTATGCTCTAGTTCTTGGCCCAACAGGAGAAGGTGAACCACCATCTATTTCGTTGAGAACAAGAGTTCTAATTAGCAGACTGATTGGGTAAGCACGTTGGTCTTCTAGATGCTTCTTGCGAAACTTAGAGACGTATGCTTTTGCTTCCATTTGTCTGCGTTCACCAACTAGGTAGTCTTCAATAAACATTGAAGCACCTTCTAAACCCAATCCCGAGTATTCGTTAATAAGTTTTTCAATGTCAAATTCTGGCCACCACCTGCGTTGAGCATCGATGTGGGGAAAACACTCCACAAGCCTGTCGTAAAACTCTGGTTCCGTAGCAACCACATCACCAATCCTGCGAATAGCAATGCTGTGGAGTGGGATACCGATTCTTGTGTTACTTTCCGTCTGGGCAGCAAGGTCGTAATACTCACAGTACTCAGAACCGTGTTCTTCAATCAAAAACTTAAATACGTCGTTTGTGTTCCAGTCATAAATAACCTTGGCAAACTTCATTGGTATTCCGGTCTTGAGTTTGTACGGAGTAACGATGTAGTTCTCATGCAACTTCTGAACGCAGGACCTATAGCGAACCATTGACTCGCTTGCTCTAACGCCGGTGATGAAGGCAACATTCCCCTTCTTGCCCTGCATGGTGTAGTAGTCGGTCTGTTCTGGAAGAGATACATCGTGGGTTAGACCAAAGTCTTCACCCGTAATAGCCCAAGGCGGGATGTCTCTTACGAGCCTTCCCTGGTTCTTACGCATGTTGCTCCACAGAACTGTAGTAACCCTCTGTCCGAGAACCCAAATTTCTGCAGGGTAAGGGAGGCAGTACCACTCCATGTCAACCCAGTCGTAGTTTCGCACTTTTTCTACATACTCAATAGTTGTAGGGCTTACCATTTCCTCGTCTCGGAAAATAACTTTTACTGGCCCAAGACCGCGTTCTTCGTGTACCTCTTTAGCAAGATACATAACCGCAGAGGAATCTTTTCCTCCAGAGAACTGAACACATACGGTATCAAAAGTATCGTAGACGTGCCTAATTCTTTGGCGGGCTGCATCTATGCAGCTCATGTCAAGAAACATTCTTTGTCTAGTCATTAGTATTTCGCAATCTGAGAAAGACGATTTACTTCGGCACGAAGTTCGTCTATTACGCGATTTAGTTCATTACGCTCAGCTATTAGTTTTTCAAATAGTTTTTCAAGTTCTATTAACTCTTCAGGACTCATTATGTTTCCAACCGTTTCTAGCGTTTCTAGCATAGACAAGCGCATACGCACCAGCCATCAAAATAAATCCATACTGTTTTGTTTTAACTGCGTAAACAACCCAAAGAATCTCATTGGCTAAGTTTATTAACCAGCCCCACCAAACTCTATTGCCAGCAATTAAAAGGCCGGTAACACCAAGAGTTCCAAGCACCCACGACCAAATACTCATTAAATCTCCGAGTGTTGGCCGATGAAGTCCATTAACCGTTCTGCAGTTGTATTCCCAACAATTGAAACATCACTTCTTAGCCAGCGAATAAAATCGTACCAACGAGACTGCTGGGCAGGGTTATCAAAGACAAGCGTGAACTGAACCACTGCTTGCTGACCAGCACCTGCAGCCATTGTTGAACCACGAATAGCTATATCGTTTTGGTCAGAAGAAGAAGGGGCGACGATTCTTTTCTCACCTTCACTGTCTCTAGTGACGGTGAACTCTTGTGGACGCAATTCAGGGACATCGTCAAATCCTTGAATCTCCGTGTTTCTATCGATAAGAACCGGTGGAACGTAACTACCACTAGTGGACATCTCACTGCTGTTTCTGTAAACCTCTTGCTCGTATTCGGCAATCTCAAACTCATCCCAACCAAGGCCCTCTAGTAGCTCTGGGTAGTAATCGCTCACTGAACTGATTAGTTCATAAAGAATTTCTGGTTCAGAGTAACCAAGCTCAACAGTCCTGTTGTCGGCAAGCGCAAATGCAACAGCACGAGAATCATCGCCCTCAAGATAAATAACAGCAATCTGGTCCCATCCAAGAATCTTGGCGGCCTCCAACTGGTGATTACCGGCAATTACAGTTGCCGTTCCATCATCGTTTCTTTTGGCAACTATGGGTTTTACTTGGCCGAACTCCGCATAGGAAGCAGTAATTGCGTCAACGTCTCCAATTCTTGGGTTCTTCTCAAGTGGCAGAAGTGTGTTTATGTCTACCGCCATACCGATTAGTGACGGATGGATACCGTTACTCATACTTGGTGCCTTACGTTTGCGTTGAGGGTTCTCATTGCGTCAATTGATGTGCGTAGCGATAGAAGTTTTTCTCTCTTTGACTTAACAAGCGCTTCAGAGATTTTGTAATCAAATGAAGATTCGTCCAACTTGTAGTCTGCCCATGCTTCACGTTCCTTGATTGAGCCTTTTGCTGATAGGTATTCTTTGGCCCAATTGGACTTGTGAAGCGCCTCTTTCTTGGCATTGTCTATAGCAAGAACTTCAAAAGCTTCTGTTTCTTCTTCTAGCATTCCTATCAAGCGAAGAAGCTCGTTTTCGATATCAACCTGACTAATTGGATTGTTTCTATTTTGCACTTGAGTCCTTTATATTATCCATTGCTGACCAATCTATCTTCTCTAGAGACGATAGTTGTGTTGCCGTCCAATCGTATTGGCTTTTTCCTAAATATGCAAGCCCCATCTGTTCAAGAATCCATGCATCACATTCGTCGTCTGCGCCGGAGCCAGAAAAGACCATGCCTGTTTTGGAAGATATTGCAGAAATCACTTCCGTCTTTCCAGCGTTGCCTTTTCCTGTAGCAAACTTTGCCCTAGAAGTGGGAGGAATTTCCACGTAAGTAATCCCACATTCCCAAAAAGTCATCCTTATGCACCCGCCGAGCTCTCCAATACTGTGGGCTTGTGAGTTGCGTGACGCAAACGAGTAACCCTCAATAAGGGCGCAGTTGATTTCTTCGTCAAGACATAGCTGAAGAATCGTTTTATTTACGTAGGAAAGCCTTTCAGGGCCCTTGGCTTTTGTGGAAATAATCGAAGTTTTCCCATTTATTGAAACGCCAGTAGAAGTCAGTGAAAGGTCTAGTCCTATTAGCTTTAATTCGGGCACAAAAAGACCCTACTACATGAAAATCGGGCAGGACTCGTCCTACCCGACCTTCACCTATAACGGTCACAAATCTCTTGTGCTAAACAATTGTACAACAATCACAAACAGTGCTAATACAGCAAACAACCGCCTGTCCTGCAGAGACTGGCGGTTGTAGAGAAGTTAAAAAATTAATCTCCGGATTGCCGTGGTTAGGCCACTAGACATTGACCACCGTCCTTTCCTTTCTGACAGCGAGTTGTAGGTACCTGGAGTCAAGAATACATGAGTTAACGATAAGCAAACAATAAATAATTGTCTGAATAATTCAAATAATAAAAACTATCCCGTGTTATTATTTATCTATAACCCCCCTCAACTAGGAGAAAACATGTCAACAGCAGCACTTGCACCAACAACAATCGTTCTTGGAATCCCCGGAACACTTTCAACCTCAAGCATGGTTTCGGTTGCTTTGCCTTTCAACGGCAGAATCACTGGAGCATATGTTGCAGTCGTCGGCGCAGCCGCTGGTTCAGCACTCACCGCAGACCTCAAGGTTGGCACAGACGTCGCAGCATCCTTCTCAATCGCAGCAGGCGCATACGCCGATGCGGGCACACTCACAGCAGCCAACACTGACTTCGTAGCCGGTGACCTCATCAGCCTCGACGTTTCAGCTGTTGGTTCTGGTACCGCAGGTTCAAACATGACTGTTGCTTTTACTGTTCAAGAAGGCCGTTAATTAAAAATTAACCAAAATCTGATTAAAGCGCTTCTTCGGGGGCGCTTTTTTCATGCCAAAAACATGTCATAATATTAGCGTTCCCTAACGCCCGCAGGAGAAAAAATGTCTGGAATCATCGCACCATCAATCGTCAACTACGACTGGACCGTCAAGGTCAGTGACCCTTCTTACCTGAATGTGTCTTTCCCATTCCGTGTCAAGATTGAGTCAATCTGGTTCACCACTCAGCAGGTTTATGGTGCAACGGCAGGTCTTTGGCAAGGCGTTGAAACAACTCTTGATGTTGATACAACCGAACGACTTCTCCGCCTTGCAGCAATCAAGACCAAGAACTCCAAGACACAACACAGCCAGTACGACAACCCATCAGATTGGATGTTTGGCTTTGAGGATGTTGAATATGACGGCTCTGTGACTGATGAACTGAAGCCAACAATGTGGCTTGGAAACCCAGATGAAGGAATTGGCAAATTTAGTGCATTTGGCACACAGCCATACTTTGGCAATGGCGTACTTGACCTTCGCAGTACAGCCGCAACGCCTATCGATAAAGCACATGCAATTAACTACAGTTGGAACGAAGAAGAGTACAACGCAAACACCTACCTTACAGATGTTGCCGTTATGAACACCGACGAAATCCTCCAACTGTTTGTTTATTCAGATGGCGGCGATTGGGAAGGCTACGAGAATGACGCAAAGGTCACAATCTCGGTTGCCTACACTGGTATTCACGACACAGAAAAAGCATCTGCTTCAGCCAAGCCTTGGACAGCATGGTGGAACGACTAGTATTGCCGTATGGCAAAACTACCATCAACATTTGCGCTTGATACTGGAAACAAATTAAGCGATAATTTCTTTGATATTCGTTGGCTTTCTGCTGGCATGCGTCCGCCCCCTAAAAGGTGGTATACAAATAGTGAAGAACTTCCCACCGAAGACATGACTGAGTGGGGCTGGGGTGAAGTTGACGCAGAAGGCCGTTTGGTAGTTAAGTATTACCGCGAAGAAGTTTTCGGAACAGAAGACGAAGTAACTAAACTTTGGTTTGTTCTTCTTGATGGTCGACATATTCAACCTCCTCATTTAATACTTCTTGGATTTGCGGATGGTAGATATCCTTGGGGGACCGTATTGGAGGGCGCAGAAGCCTCTCGTGTTCTTGAAAAGGAATATATGTCCACATGGGCAGCCATGATTAATTGGCGTGCTGGTGACCCAATGATTCAACAAATAACCACAGCCGAAAAATGGCGTCGCAGGCGACTTTCTGTCATGATGTTTGGCGTCTGCGATGTCGTTAACGCCTGTTACGGATTCAGCCCTGGACTAGTTCTTCATGGTGGTGCAGTCACTACAGCAGACGGTGAAAAATTACGAGAAATATATCCTACCAATAACGACCGAATACAACCACGTATTGGCTCTGTCGGTCCTCAAGAATCGTAAGAGTGCTTAGATAGACCAAGGTCAAATGCAAGCTGAGGATAGTTTCCTATGCGAGTGTGGCAAGGACGACAGACACACATAAGGTTTGATTCATCAAGAATAGAGCCACCCTGGGAGCGTCTCACTAGTTCGTGAACATCCGATGATGGCCTTTGCTGATAGACAGCAAGTTCGTCATGTTGAGCAAAGACAGGACAGGCTTCACACCATGGGCGTTCTCCTAAAAGTTTTTCTACCAATGGTCTGCGAAGTTTGTACTTCTCTTCAGTTTTCTTAGAGCGATGATTTATCTTCTTTGAAGAGTTCTTTAAAGGTGTTCTTTTTAGCGGTTTATCTGACCGCTTTATTGGCTTACGGTTCACTCTGCTGGAAAAAGGCTTGATTCATCGATTAGGTCGAATAGCCACTCGTTGTTAAGAACCGCCCACAAGGCCCTGTCTATAGATGTCTCTTCAAGTTCAAACTCACGCAAAAGAGCACGATGTTTGATAATTGCTTTCTTAAGGGTTTCCATCTCCTGCCAGCCATTTGATTCAGGAGCCTCCCCCGTATCAATCATTGCTGATACTTCATCTAGGCGTTTGTTTACGTGAAATCTAAAACGAAGAATTTTCTTCTTTCTAGCTTCGTAAGCCTTGGATGCTTCTTGAGCAAGAATTTTTCCATCGCGACCCATTGACTCAAACCGTTCGATGTCCGACTGGTTGTCATACTCAATGTCACCTATTTGGTCGTCAAGATTGTCAACAAGAGCCTGCAGGTGGTCCTTCCATCTACTCCAGTTTTCAGGGTCGGTCAGCATGTCTCTTTGAGTAGGGGATAGCTTGTTTTTAACTTCTTCAGCGACCATCTGAGCAAAAGTAACTTCATCAATCATTTCTTACCACCAAACATTGGGCAAATTTCCTGATAACTGCACCAGTTGCAGAGTATCGATTTTCTTGCTTCAAACTCTCCAGTGCGACAGCATTCGTCCACTTGTTTTTTTGTATCAATAACGTGTTCAATCATGTTTTTTGATTCACGACTTGTCACATGTTTTTTAAGTCTTACTCCGTCTTTTAGGTACAGAAGCTCTAGTTCTTTGGCTGTGCCTTTGCCCATCTTTTCCAGCATGTACGCATATATGTAAAGCTGAAAGAATTTATCCGCTTGGTACTGAGGGCGTGGAGTTTTTCCAGTTTTGTAGTCGCTCACGATAAGGGACTCGCCGTCACCGAGGGTTGAGTATCTATCAATAAAGCCCTTAATCACAACGCCTTCAATGTCTCCAGCAACTTCAAACTCAAGACCACCAGGTTCTAATTCCTGTGGGTTTTCAAGAATCCAAAGATTCTCAATACAGAACCACGAACGCCACCTAAATAGACGAATTTCTTTTTCGCTATTTACAGACGCAGTTGCTCTATCTACCCATACTTCATCCCACACCTGCTTGGCAAGGAACTTAGCGTTGTCAAGAGTTCTTTGTTCTGCGGGTAGTTTGTAAAGTTCTTCAAGAACATCGTGAACAAAATTGCCCATGACGGCTGCTTCGCCTGAAACATCCGGAATTTGGTCAATTTTGTTATACCTGAACTTGAGTGGGCATTGGTGAAACGTTCCAATAGAAGAAGCAGAAAGGTGAGGAGGAGGTACCAACTCACTCTGAGACAAGGGTGCCACCAAACTGAATACGAACGATTTCAGCAATCAAGTCATCTAAGTCTTGGTCTGTTGCGTTCGATTTTGTTGGCTTAGGGCGACCACCTGCATGTTGTTCCCAAAACTCATTCAGTTCTGTTTTTTGGTCGGCGTTAAGGGCCTTTGCAAGTCCTGCAAATTGGTCCCACTTATCAAGTCGGCCTTGCTCTGCTGGGGAGATGCTCATTGCTTCTTCAATATCCATTGCCTCTTCACTGCGGGCAAGGTAAAGACCTACGCCAAGAGTTTGAGCGGCTTTCTTGAGTGCGTCAGAAACGGCACCCTTCATCTCGTCACCAAGGTCAACGATATCGCCAGTCTTGGTGCGCTTGATTTTTTGTCCACCAAATCCGTCACGAACAACAGTGCTTTCAGGACGAGTTGCGTCAGTGTGCCATATTAAACGAACATGGGCAACAATGTATTCAGGGTCAAGAGAGTCTCTGTCGCAAGAGAGGATATTGAACGACCATGAGTCAATTCCTAGGACTTTATTGAGGCGAGTAATCACTTCACTTACGGGGATGTAAGTGAGAGACGCCCCACCTTTCTTGAGAATCTTTTCCATTTCACGTGGAAATGGTTCTGCTAATAGTTGGGTTATGTTGGTGTTCATTCTGTGTCGCCCTTTCTGACGATGATGCTTGTTTTTAGTACGCCTGTTTCGCAGTACATGTCCGGGTTGATGCCGATGTTGTTGAGCTCTTTAATTCTCCAGTAAGAAGGAGCGCAATAGGTCATTAGTTCCATTGCAATTTCCTCTGGCGATTTTACAACTTCACCAGTATCCATGTCAACTGACATTTGGCGCAATCTATTAATGACTGCCTTAGCGATGTCCTTGTGTTGCCACGCCTTACGCTCATAAGAAGACTTCTTCTCAATGACGGCATTGCCAGGGAGTGGAACCGCTGATTCCATATCCATCATTTCTCCAAAACGATGGGCAACTGCGTCGTACACAATACCCATATCGCGTTTAGTTAGATTTAGCTGAAGGAGCATGTTTCCCGCTTCTTCAAGAGTTGCACCATCATCAATGGTTTTCATGACCTCTGCTTCTAAATCAATAATCAGAAGTCGGAGTTTTGCAATTTTGTCTAAAGACACTTTTAATACCGTCCTATCTAGTAACTGGTCTCCCAGTACTAAATGACGATAGCAATTCTTCTTCTCTGTTGCAACCCCAAACCTGCCAAATGTGTAAAAGCTCCTACAGCAGAGTCGACTTGGTCGTCATGGTCGCAAGCTTCGGGGAATGACGAGAACTCATCAAGCCAATGAGTAAGCCACGGCCCCCTGACCACGCGGACGTTGCCGTTAGCCATAGCGGCAGCAAATGGACGAGCCCTGGTTACCTTGTCTCCAGTAGCCCTAATCCCAGTGAAGTTGTAGCCAGGAAGTACATATCTGGCATATTGGTCCACAAGGGCCTTTCCGGAAGAGCCAGGCTCCATTTCCATCAAGATTGGGGTATCTAGGCCGTCTTCGTAGGCTGTTTGTGCAATCAGTTGCTCTACCTTTTCGCCCTTAACCCGCACCCGTTTTACGTCCATGACATAAGCAATTCCCTGGTCAAACATCATTAGCGTGCCTACCGTATAGTCAGGGTCGGGGTTGTTTGCGCTTGGCTCGGTGGCTGCAAGGTCCCAAAAACGGACGACTTTTGCCGTATTTGAGATTGTTGGGACCTCTGATTGGTCAATAATTATGACGGATTCTCGCTCAAATAAGCTTCCGAGAGTGGTGCTCCACCAGTCGCCTTCTTCAAGCCGCCTACGCTCAATAGGGTCAAGAGCCTGCAGGGCTTGACGGTATGAGTCTGCGTCAATTCCGGGGTTGTCGGTCAGTTTTGAGGGGACAAAGATTCTTCCTTCAGAAATCCCTTCCACGATAAACCTTTGCCTAACCCAGTTCGGGGCAGGGTTGGATGCACACCTCATTCGGAGTGGGACCTCGGAAAGGGGTCCAGAGTTGGGTCGGCGTAGACGGGAGAACATGTATCGGTAGTCGGATTCACGGATTTCGGTGACTTCGTCCATCCCAATAAACTGGAATTCAGAACCCTTATAGCGAAGGTAGTCGGACTGGTTGTTTAGGTACCCAAAGGAAATTCTTGCCCCAGATGGGAAAGTTGCCACAAAACTGTTGTTATTCCAATGAACATCGTCATAGTTGGACATCCATGACTTAAAGCGGTCCATCAAGGCTCCAGGAAGAGACAAGTCAGCAAATGTACGACGGAAAAGAATTGCTGAATAGCTAGGGATATCAACAAACTGCATGGCTGACATAAGCAGTGCGGAAGACTTTCCACCACCTGCTGCCCCACCGAACAGGGCTTCCAGCCCGTTGGTTCTCAGGAATACCTTCTGAGGCAGAGACGGCTCTTCTGGGCAGTAGTCAGACATCTTCGGTTGAAGATATTCAAGAACACTTTCCCAGTTAGTTTGTGGTTCTGACATTTATAATCTCCGGCTTTGTTAGACCTGATGGTACTCTAATGCGCTAGTCTGGCAGCATATGAAAATTTTGTGGTCACGATTCAAAAGTAGGCTAAACAGGTCATTGTTCGCTTATTTTTTCATGGTTTCATTTATAATACTATCTAGTATTGGTGCAGCACTTATATACCCCCCAGCCGGTTTACTGGTCGGAGGGGCTACATGTGGCTTGTTTGGTTTTCTATTAGGTCGTGAGTAAAAAAAAATATGGCGTGGAATCCTTCTACAAACAAGTCGCTAAATAACCAAGCGCAAAAAGACATTGGCCCAGGTGCTCCAGTAGCACAAAACCCTGGATATGCAGGCAAACCGTACAGGGACTCATGGGATATTGAGCGCGCCTACAGAGAGGGTATGCAGAAGGTCACATGGGTATCTAGGTGTATTGATGCCATTGCCGGAAACCAAGCCAGGCTTCCTATTATTCTCAGAAAAGACAACTCCCCACACGGAGAAATACTTTCCATAAAAGAAGCCAAAAAAGTACCATTGCTTAACATTTTGAACAGCAAGTCAAACATTGGTGAGAACTCTTACATCTTTAGGTACAGACTTTCTGCTCAGCTTCTTCTTGGCACAAGAGGTGCTTTTATCGAAAAAGTGAGAGGTAGAGACGGGGGCATTATTGGCCTCAACCTTCTCCCGCCTCAATCAACTTCGCCAATCCCTGACCCAAAAAAGTTTGTTTCTGGATATGAAGTTCAGATGCCAACTGGAAACAAAATCTTTCTAAAACCGGAAGATGTTTGCTGGGTAAGAAGACCGCACCCAATTGACCCGTATCTATCGTTGACACCACTTGAAGCATGTGGAGTAGCCATTGAAATAGAAAACTTGGCAAAGCTTTACAACAGAAACTATTTGCTCAATGACGGAAGACCTGGTGGTCTTCTTGTTCTCAAGGGAGAAATAGATGACGATGACAAGGAAGAACTAAGAAGCAGATTCCGTGGAAACTTGTCTCGTGTTGGATACACCTCGGTAATCTCTTCCGATGAAGGTGTTGATTACATTGACACTTCGGCCAACCCACGAGATGCCGCCTATATCCAAATGCGTCAGCTCACAAAAGAAGAAATCCTTGCTTCTTTTGGTGTTCCTGAATCCGTAATCGGAAACGCTGCAGGAAGAACTTTCAGCAATGCTTCTGAAGAGATTCGAGTCTTTTGGATGGAAACAATGCTTCCTCACTTGGAAATTTTGTCTCGTGCCTTAGACGAACTTGACGTAGATAACTACGTTGACTTTAACGTGGACCAAGTGCCCATTTTGATGCTGTACGAGCAGGAGCGTCATCGCTACTTGATGGATGAGTTCAATGCAGGACTAATCAGCAACAATGAATACCGAATTGGTTCAGGTCGTAAAGAAACCGAAAGCGATTTGGCTGACTCGTTGCTTGCCAATCCAAACCTCATCCCAATCTCTAACACCAAGAAGAAGATGGAAGAACCGTCCCAGGTTCAAGTTCCTGGAGCCCCAGGACAGCCAGGAATGCCTGGCATGCCACCTGGTGCCCCAGCGATGCCAGGGATGCCTCCAGTGCCCGGACAACCACCTGTGGACCCAAACACAATGGCCGGAGCACTTGCAGAAGTTGGCTCAACCGTTCCTCCTGGCGGGGAACTGGCTCAGTCCCCAATTCCAGGCATGCCTCCCGGCATGATGACGGGCGCAGAACCTATGCCTATGGGTGCAACAAGTGCTGAGTCTTCCGAACTTGAAACAAAGTCCCTCGATACGGAATTTGATTCTCAAAAACTAGAGATGGAAAGATGGGAAGAGATTCTTGTCAGAAGCATGGAAAGAGTTTTGGAAAGACAGCAAAGAGTTGTTCTTGAAAAATCAAGTGGAGCAAAAGCTAAGAAAGCTTTGTTTGCCGGAACCCTAGACATCCCATCTGTTCTCCCAACGGATACATGGGATAGACAGTTTGATGAAGACATCAAGCCGGTCGTGACAGCCATCGTCAAAGAGTCGTTTAAAGCTTCTTCCCCTATGGGAAAGAAGTCTGCAAAAAACTCCACCATGGAATCTGACATTATTGCTCAGGTTGATTCTCAAATGGCAAGAATAAAAAGTCTTAACCAAGATTTGACCGATGAAATAACTTCGTTAATGCTTTCTTCCATGAATGTCGCTGACGAAGACCAGAGAGCTGGAGCCTTCAGGTCAAACATTGTTTCTTTGTACACAAACGTGCTCGCAAAGAGAATTCCTGAAATTGCCGAAGAAGAAGCTCGCAGGGCGTGGATGTACGGGAAGTACATCACAGGATAGTTTTAGTATTTGGTTTTAGTAAACAATGCGAAAAACCTGAATACTTACCGTTTAGTGCAGTCTTTGTCGTTTATTATCGAAGAATACACAAGGAGCCACATGCCCTCTTCTAAGAAAAATTCCGACATTCAGTACAAGGCTGCACCGCAAGGAATGGTGAATCTTGACGAAGCCGAAGGCATCGTTGAATGTTTTGTCGCAGGTATTGGTAACAAGGACTCAGTCGGCGATGTTTGCGCCCCTGGAGCTTTTGGCAAGAGCCTAATTAGGCGTAAGCCTCGCGTTGTTTGGGGTCATAACTGGAACGACCCAATCGGTAAAGTCCTTGATATGTATGAGGTTCAGCCAAGTGACCCTCGTCTTCCTAACAAAATGAAGGCTGCCGGAATTGGTGGCTTGTATGCCCGCGTTCAGTTCAACTTGAAGTCAGAAAAGGGCCGCGAGGCTTTTGCAAATGTGGCATTTTTTGGCGAAGAACAAGAATGGTCAATCGGCTACAAGACGATTAATGCCAAGTTTGACCCACAGATGCAAGCAAACATTCTGTATGAAGTTGAGCTTTACGAAGTTTCTCCAGTTCTTCATGGTGCCAACCAGCTGACAGGAACAATTTCAATAAAGTCCGAAGACCAGTCATCAACAGTTTTAGTAAACGAACAACCATCTATCGACGGCCTCAACATAAATGAGCTTTCTTCAGTTTTAGATGCGTTGAAGACGATTGCGTCCACCACAGATGAAAAGTGTGGACCCGGAATGCCAATGGGCATGCCTGCGCAAATGCCAATGGTGATGCCATCTGGTGGACCAGGAATGCCTTCTGTATCAAAACCAACACAACCAACCGCCCCAAGAGAGTCCGTGAAGCCAGAAGTTCCATCAATGCCGGAAAACCCAATGCTTGTAGCAATTAGAAGAGAATTGGTCGACAGGACTGGTTCAAATATTATTGTTCGTTCCGTAATAGAAAACATAGTTGTATTCGACAGAATTACTACTGATGGAATTTCTAGTACTTATAAACTTCCTTTCAACTATGCAAACAATGAATTCATGTTTGGTAAGCCAGAGAAGATAAACACACAGCCAACTCCAGAGTCAAGTATCCCAACAATGCCAGGAATGCCTCAACAGTTCGGCGGGTTCGATACTGGAAAATCTTTGATTTCGTTTGATGACTTTTCCTGGGTAGGTTTTAACCAGCAGATACCAGCTCAACAAGTTGATATATCTACGCTCAACAATGTCATCAGTAATCTTGAAAAGATTATCGAAGAGAAGTCGACATACATAATCCCCGTTGACATAAACAACGCATTTGAAGTTAAGCAAGCAATTGACCCAATTCTTGATTACTACAGAGTTGATGCAACTGTTACTGAAGACGGCATCGTTGTTAAGTCTCTTGATAACGAGTTCCTTGACGCAATGGACATTGCCACAAAGGGTGTGTTGCGCAGTATCGGCAACATGGTTGGCCGTGCGGTAGATAGACCAAACATTGGCAAAAATAGGCGTGATAGAAATCCTAACCTCGCATCAAGAGGTCGAGGAATTGGTTCCCGTGGAGCTGTAGTAAGACTCGCCGACGGAACGATGTGGGACCCAAAAACCGCACCGGACAGGAACAATAACGGCATTGTAGGTGAAGGCCTTACAGACGGTCGCGGCATGTCTCTGTCCCAGCCGGACCCAACACCAAGTGGACCCAACTCAATCGATGCTCCAAAGACACCTAAAGCCCCTAAAGCTCCAAAGAAGGCTACAAGACTTTCTTCTGGCGGAGATGATTCTTCACGTGCTCGCGACCTTGCTAAGCAACGGGAAATGGATAAGGCAAGAGGTGCTAGTGCTACAAACCCAGTAGGAAAAGAAGCCGTCGAGCAAGCCAAAAAACTTGAAAGAGAAAGAGCAGCAGCACGTCAATCTGAAACTCGTCTTTCTTCTGGGCGCGTCATAATGTCGGACGGTCAAATGGAAATATCATTTGATGAAGAAGACGGAGATGGCATCTATGACGCAACAAGAGACGGTTTCCGAATAATTAGAAATGAACGTGGCAGCGGCGGTGGCAGAAGATTCCCAGAATCCACAGCAACGTACGGCGGGTCAGGTTTAAGTGAAGCCGAGAAAAAAGAAATTCTTGACGTCGTCAAGGATAGTTCCAACCCATTGGTTCAAAAAATATTGAAGGGTTCATTTCCTAGTAGCTTGTCCGATAAACAGTGGGCTGTTCTTAAAAGGGAATTTGAGAAGAACAAGAAGAAAACTCCTTCTGGCTATATAAGCAATGTCCGAAGCGGTGGAACAGTTGCTCCTGGAGCAAAACTTGATGGCGGAATTGCTTATCTTGAACCAGACCACGCCAACGACAAAGACTACGAAAACCTACGTGACGCAATACAGACAGCAATGCGCTCCAATCAGATGCTTCGTTTTGACTACAGTGGAAAAAACAGAGAAGTAATTCCAGTAAAAATTGAGAAGAACAATAAAACTGGTAAGTGGAACTTGACTGCCCAAGACGACACTGGGGCAAGAAAGCTTTTTAGTCTCGACAAGATAACTCCGTCTTCGGCAGAGCGCCTTTCCTCTGGTGAGTGGACAAAAACTGATGACGGCATTGAGATGGACGCGCCGGATATTGATGGTGGTTACCTAATACAAGGCAACTCCAAAGATGGATTTGTAGTAACTAGATTTGCGGACGCTAGACGTAACGGTGGACAAAATGCTAACGAATACGAACATGACAAAGTTTTCACGTCAAGTAGCGCGGCTAAGAAGTGGGCAGAAAGAAACTACAAACTAATCAGCGAAGAAATAGGCAAAGAGGACGTAGAAATAAGAAAAGCTGACGCAGAAAGAAGCGCAGACTTTGCAGACATGACTCCAGAAGATGCCGCAGATTATGCCGCTTGGATGGACGAAGAAACCTGGAGAGACAGGGACCCAAGATTCTCCTCCGGTGAAGGATATTGGGTAGATGCTGCAGAAAAAGAAGCAGGAAATGACCCTAAAAAACTTGCTGATTTCTTGATTGAACAAGGAATACTTGAAGAAGACCACCCAAGAGTCAAGAAGCTCAGAAACCGTTTAACCGCCGACGACGAGTTTGAAAAAACATTTTCAATGCTTGCCGAGATGGATGCTGAAGCTGAAGCAGAAAGCAGAGCAGAAAGGCGTTCAACCCAGTTTACGGCTGTAGAAAACCCATTCGGACGTCTTTCCTCTGGTCAGAGAACATGGATAGATGCCGCAGAGGATGAAGCAGGAGACGACCCTAGGGAGCTCGCTGATTTCTTACTTGCAAGAGGTGTTATCGACGAGGAAGACCACCCAATAATCAAGGGGCTCAGAGATGGTCGTACAGCTGACGATGAACTCGAAAAAGCATACGAAATGCTTGCTGAGATGGATGCCGAAGACCAAGCAGAACACGCTGCACAGTTTAAGAACGCAGCCTCAGAAGTAAGCAGTCTGACCAAGCCAACAATGCCGGACCTTGATGGAATGGACGAAGACGAAGCAGGAGATGCGTTACAACAGGCAAATGATGAGATATTAAGTTTTGCTGATGGAACAGAAAACATTGCGAGAGAATACCTTGGAGACGCAGAATACAACAAGAGGTTTGGTGGCGCAGTTCCATTAATCGAAGAGATGTCAAAAAACCATGACGGCGGCAATTACGAGCGTGAGATAGCTCTTGAAAACGCACTTGAGCGTGCTAATGGATTCAACCTGTCAGTCGCCGGAGAGATGGAATTAGAAAGCAACAGATTCTCTTCTGGTATAGATTTTGACAAGAAAGGTGCATCAGGCCTCAGGGAGATGCGCCATGTTGAGCGCAATCCACTCAGGATGGATTCATCTGCTGAAAAAGCAGAACGTGATGCATATGAAAAAGATGTTGCTGCCTTCATAAAGAACAATGGCTGGTTTGTTGAAGTACCGATGTACAACGGTGACCCAAAGTGGCAAAGTGAAGATTGGTATCGCGCAAGAGAGTTTGCTACAAACGTTGCAAAATTGCGTTTCGAGGACAACTACCAAAACGAAACTAATCAATTCATGCAGTTCTTTGATAAGCCAGGAAAGCCTTCAAAGAAAGACTTCTTCGCCAAGAAGGGGACCGTTGATTACAAGTCTTGGTACATGGCTCATACCCCTCTATTGACAAGCGAAATAGACAGCGTTCTTAATTCTGACCTGTACTCTGACAATTACAAAGAGTCATACATGAATGCTATTCGTTCATTCTTGTATGTAAACAGGCCTGAATTTGGTCCATACGGTGGAGATGACCCCGCTTACCAAGCATGGCTACAACAGTCGGGTCTTGGTTACGGTGGAAGATACAGCACGTCAGGTCCAAAATTTGACGAAATGGGCAGATTCTCTTCTGGTGCTAAGCGTGGAAGTAGAAAAGATAACTACATAAATTCTTACGAAAACCCAGAAGACTTGAAAGAAGCAATCTTTTCTGAGCTTATTTTTGCAGGAGACTATGAAGGAATGACTGCGGAAGACTTGGCCTACGCGCTAAATGTCAGGGCAGAAAGTGTTGAACCAATTCTTGAGCAAGTCAAAAAAGATGTAGGCGACGCACGGGAAGACTACGACCGCTACTTAGAGTCACAACCAGAAATGACTGACGAAGACCTGCAGGCAATGGCGGATGACTATGCTCGCGCACAGACTGTAACCGACAAGTTTAACAACATGACTCCAGAAGAAGCAGCCGATTACGCCGCTTGGATGGACGAAGAAACCTGGAGAGACAGGGACCCAAGATTCTCCTCTGGTAGGGAACTTACCGACGAAGAAAAGCAAGAACTGGGGGCTCAATTTGCCAGAGCCCAAGACAGGCGAAAAGCTGAACTGGAAGAACGGGGGGCTCAATTTGCCAGAGCCCAAGATAGGCGGAAAGCAAAAGAAGACCGCATCACTAAGTTCTACAGGGAGATGGCAGAGCAAAATGCAATGCTTTCAGAAATGACCCCAAGCGAACTCGCGGATTACGCCGAGCAATGGAACGAAAGCCATGCAGAAGATTCTCGTCTTTCCTCAGGTGGTATAAACTATTACGACTGGATGGTAGAAAATGGTGTTCCGCGTTCAGCACTAGACGGTGAAAGGTTCCGTGGAAGAGACGCTTACGGACACTCTTTCCATGACTACTATGCGGAAGATGCTTTTGCAAATATCGACGAAGCAGTCGTTGAAGCGCTTCTTTCTGACAGAACACAACGAACATCTATTCAGGATTTAGCAAAAGAAGCAAGAGAACATGGGCTTCAACTGGCCACCAACCGCAGCATGCAGGAAGAGTTCTCCTGGGCTGAGGCAGTAAATCCAAAACCTGAGAGCTTGCGCGCGGAAGATTTGGTTCGTAGACCTGATGACTTAGGCTCAAACGCAAGACGCGTAGCTGAAGCAGTTGCTAACAACAGTAATGGCGCAAGAAGTGCTGCGTCTAGAGAAGACATTCTTCATTTTACCTACGATGGTAAACAGCGCTCTGTGTATCCAGAATCATTTGGGACAAGCAAAAAAGGCATTGCCTTCTTTAGAGCCTGGGACGAAACCGCAGACGATGGCAATGGTGCCTACAGAAGCTTTAATATCGACAAGATTGAGGGACTGGTTTCACACGCAATACCTCCATATGTTGAAATAGGAACAATGACCCCAGAGCCCAAGTGGAGCATTGCTGACTTCAGCATAGAAGACTGGGCAAAAATTAATGACCGGTTCTATTTTAGAAGTAGCGAAGTTGGTCGGGCGGCGTTTGATATTGAGACCGCTATTCAATGGGAGCTTGAAGGCACTGGAACAAGGGCTCCAGGTTCGATAATCGACACAGCCGAAAGAGAACTAAAGCGCCTCAAGCAAATTGCTTTCGACAAACACATCACCGAGATGGTGGAAAAGGGTGCTACAAGTTCAAAATTCTCTCTTGACATTGAAAATGCAAAAAGATACGGTGTAAAGCCACTCAACAGAGGAAATAGACTGTCTTCTGGCGGTTCGGGCAGGTTCAATATTGCGGAAGCTCGTTCATTTGATGACATGTCAGACAGGGAACAGCTTGCAGTCTTCAACGGAATCAAGGACAGACTTTCAGAAAATAACCCAAGCATGGTTAGCGTCCTGGAAGACGGCGGACTCAACATCGATGGATATCTTGCAGATTTCCCTCAACTTCACCCAGACTTCTCTTCAGAAGAAAGCGGCGGAGAAAGGTTCTCTTCTGGTGGTTTTGCACCACCAAAGCCAAAAAGAGCAGCAAGAAAAGATGAAGAAGGCTTAATCGATGGCGCAAGAGTCATGCGAGGAAATACTTTCATCGAAAGCGTTGTTGGTCAGTATGAGAGAAATCGTGGAAAACTAAGTGATGCGCAGTGGGCCAAATTGGCCGAGATTGTTGGAAGAGGTTCTAAACCAACATCAGCCGGTGCTCCAACCCCAAAAAGGCCAAGCAAGGGTCCAAGACTGGAAAAGTACTCTGGTAAGCCTCGCAAGATAATAGGCATAGACGAAGTTGTACCATACGATTACCCTGAAGCCGAGTTTAAGCCAAACCCAGAACAGGCTGATGCGATTGACGCCATGATGACAGGCTCTGACGTAAAAGTTGGAGCTTTAGCAGCAACAGGTAAAACAACAACAGTAATAAGTTTTGCCAATCGTTTGGCCGCTCAAGACCCAAGCGCAAGAGTGCTTTATTTAGTTTTCAACAGAGACGCCAAGAGCGATGCTGAAGCTCGCGGAATGGGTGACAATGTTTCCGTTATGACGATGGACGGTATTGCGTTTAAAGCCATGATAGGGGCTGGTGGTTCTCCAGGTCTTAGGCCTGGTCTAAAAACCAAACTGTATGAAGCCGGAAAAGCGTCCATGGATGACTCGGTTAGGTCGTACGTAGGCAAGGCAGCATATCTTGGAATCAAGGGAGCTTTTATACCGCGAGATGGTGATGCACCACTTGAATTAACTCCCACAGATATTTACAAAATTGTTGCTAAAGGCGTAAACGCTTACTCAATAAGTTCAGACGAAAAAATAGGACCACAGCATTTTACTGGGAAATTTAATGGACCTTTAGCAATTCCTGAAGACAGCCCAATAATGCCTAACGTATTAAAATATGCCAACAAGATGTGGGAAGACCTGCAACAGGATAGGGACAACTTAAAAAAGCAAGGAATGCTTGGTCTTGAGTCTAACCATCTAACAAAGATGTGGGCACTGACTAAACCAGATGTTGCAAGTTTTGGTGGCACTGATGGCGTAAACGTAATCATGGTTGACGAAGCTCAGGATATTAACCCTGTGTTTGCAAAAATGATGAAAGATTCTAAGTCTGCACAAAAAATATACATTGGTGACACCAATCAGGCAATCAATGCTTGGCGTGGAGCTGATGGCTCAACCTTGGATGCAGTAGAAGCTGAATACGATATGCCGATAACCGAATCGTACAGATTCGGAGCGAAGATAGCAGGCATAGGCAACAGGTTCTTGACTTTGCTTGGGGTAAAAGAACGCATGACCGGAAAAAAGACAAGAGCAGGCAAAAACGGCTCTCGTGTTGATGTTCCAGGTGAAGTTGTTACCGAAATGAGCGTTTTAGACGCAACAATGATTCTTTGTCGCAGCAATGGTGGAGCCATAGCCGCAACCATGGAAGTAATTGAAGAGGGTGGCGGACAAAAGAAAGTTTACGGAAGCGCAAATTTCAAAAAAGATTTACAAAACTTTATTGACAATATTGAGTGGATGCAGAATGCCGAAAAAGGCGAACCCTATTGGACAAATTCTCGCGGAGAGAGAATGACAAGTAGGCCAGAATTCAGCGCGGACCTTGAAGGAATAACAACGTACGAAGAATTTAAAAAAGAAGTTGCTTCTGCGGACAATAACAGACTAAACATGCTCGATGGTTTATTGGAAAAGAATTCAATACCAGGACTACGTAATGCTTTAGACAATATTCTCACAAGAAAAGAAGACATAGAAAAGCTAGACCCTAACGATTATGTAAAGATACAAACAGCACATACATCAAAAGGCCTTGAATCTGGAAAAGTGAAAATTTGGTCAGACTTCAGAAAGCCAAAATTTGACGAAGAACTCGAAGAATGGGTTATGCCAAACGAGCAGGAACTTAGGTTGTCTTATGTTGCTGTAACTAGAGCAGAAGAAGAAATTGACCTCGGTTCACTCGATTGGGTTTTTAACCACACAACAGATGCAGACGAGAAGCCAAACGCTCGTTCCGCCAGGTTGTCTTCTGGAAGAAGCATTGCAAGAAGACAGGGCAAGGGCAAGAACAGTCGTGCTCGTGGACAGCGTCCATGGAGCGATGAAGACCGTCAAAACTTTGCTGATGGCAATAGGCTCCGTGCTCAAACAATTCCAGGCAAGCGCCGTGAGGGACCTGCAGCAGCAGAATTCTCTTCTGGTGAAAGACTTTCTGCTGGTGGTTCTGGATTCTATCTCGACAACCCACCAGACGACGACTCCGATAAGTGGATAGACATGGCAAGCGACGATTACAGGTCTATATCTGATTCATGGAGGGATTTCCCAGAAGAAACAGATGAATTCCTTTCCGACTTTTGGAGCTCTCATGAAACATGGGGCCAAAACCCTCCATCGCCATGGGAATTTACTGCAGAAAATCTTTCAGAAATAACAGACATTTTTGAAAACACGCAAAGACCTTCAGCATACGAGCCATACTATAAGCAATTACGCGACTTAGAAGGCCTTCCAAAAGAAGACATAATTAAAGCGTTAAAACAAATACGCGAAGACGATGATGACACGCAAATGTTTGTGGAATTCTTTAACAAAGATGTTTTTGAAGTTGCCGAAGAAAAAGAAGCACCACTTGGTAAGTATGTCCTTGAGGCATTGCAAGAATGGAACAACCTCCCCAAATGGCTAGAGAATAGCCAAACGGACGACGGTTACACTCGCCCGTACAGGTTCTATTCTGGAGCCCGTTTTGCGCCAGATGGCGAGTCGGGTTCACGAATCCAAAGAAGACTTTCTTCTGGAGAATACTTTGGACCACCTCCAACCGGCAGCGGCAAGTACAACAGCAGAGAACAGGTCCGCGCATCGTTGGATGCGTTCCACAGTGACCCGGGTACCGCAGTAATCCCGTCCGACATGCTGGGCATACTTGGTTCTGTTCCAAAGGGTAAGGAATCTCATATTCTTAATGCAGAAGTTGCAAAAAAGATTATTGCTAATCCAGATATGGAATATTCGTCAAACAACGGCTGGCCCGTTGACGCAGGCAGGCTTCTTGACTTTATTGAAGTAAACGAAGAAGATGCCATCAGAACTCTTCGCGAAATTGGAGACGCTCAACGTATTTCTTCAATTCTTGGCATACCAGAAAAAGATGCGCAAGACATGCTTGACGGCAAGCCCGTATACATCATGGCGGGAACGGCTGCAGACATGCTTGACGACCTCAAGGAAGGAAAACATTACCTAGAGGCTGGCCAGCTTGGTAATGAGGACGTAACAAGAATCTGGGGATTTGATGGTGCTCCAAAGTGGGTTCGCCATAGCGATATCGCTACCCCGGAATATGACCTTGACGAACAAGGCAGGGTTAACTGGTCTAAAGAAAAATGGGACAGTCTTTCAAGAGAACAATTTGATGCTGAACTAGCAAGAGGCAAAAACCCACCAGAGCCTGTTTACGAATCTCCAGTAGAGCGTTTTAACTCGGAAGCAATTTTTGACAACCCTAAGTGGAATGCTCGTAGTGGCTCGTTCAGGAACCCAGTAGTGGATTCAGAATTTGCAGTAGCACCACGAGCCGCAAGAAGGTCAGAACAGCTAGAGCCAACGAGAGCACCATCTCAGGCAAGAGTTGGCGAAAAAACCGTAATGGCTGACAAGGAATTTGCAGCAAAGTGGATTAAGCGTGGACATAGCGTTACTGCTTCAAACATGATGGACATTCTTGGGGTTGAAAGAGATTCTAAAAATCCAGAACCTTCAACTGAAGAGCTGAACAGGCTTATTGAAGCAATGAATGAAGTTAGTGCAAAAGTAGGACTGACTCCTTTGTCGGTCACAAGGGCACCAACAAAAAGTGACCTTAAAAAATTGGGAATTTCCGACGAGTTTATGCATGCTCTTGTTGCTTCTGGAAAGTTTAAGAACATGAAAGAAGCAATGGCAAGTCTTGGTGATTCAAGATTTGATTCATTGGCTGCCGAATATGACTCAAGAATGCTTTCCGATGCCGCTTTGTTGAGAATAAAAGACAAAATGAACAAAGAAGGCGTTCCCAATTCAGTAGCTGTTCTGATTGAGGCAATTACTGCTTCTTTTGGCCGCAAGCAAGCATGGGAAAAGCGAATCAAAGAAGGTCGCGTATCCATCAAGGGTGACATGAAGGAAGACGGAATGATTAGCGATGCTAAACTTTCTGAACTGCTTGGGCGAGTGAACGATGCTCTCGCAAGGTCTGGATACCCAGAAATAAGTCAAGACGAACTTTTCCCCAAGGACGAAACTGGCGGATATGTTGACAACCTTAGCTCTGCTGTTCCCGGTGCGCCAAGAATGTCTTCAGGTCAAAGGTTTGTAGCAAGAACATCTTCAAGCAGAAGAGCTGACGCTATGAACGATGCTGCTGCTCGTAGAGAAGGCAATACTTCTCGACTTTCAAGCGGAGAAAGCCTTCCATTCAAAGACGAAAACGGGAAGCTTGTTCCAAGCAATATTAGTCAAGCCGCAAAAGATGCAACACCCGCTAATCCTGGATTCGACAGGGAGCCGCTGATTCAAAGAAAGACTCCACATAGAAATTTAGAAGATGTTGAAAAAGCGCTCAAGACAAGACAAGCAATTTCCGAACTTTTCACAATGAATCGCAAAAACACTCAAGGATTTAGCGTGTACGACTACCAAGACGAACTAGTAAAAGCTGGATTCCCACTGGAAGAAATTGAAGAAATGATTGATTCGTTTGTTCGACTAGATTCCTACATTGATGATGTAGAAAGACATTTCGAAATAGCAAGAGAAAAACTGGATGAAACACTTGAAGAGATAGAAGACAATCTTTCCAAGATTGAAAGACTCAAGGGAGAAAGAGCAGACGCAATCAAGAAGTGGGGGAACACCGAGGACAACTACTGGGTGCAAGCAATAGATGACAAAATTGCTGCTGCAATGATTAAAATCGATAAGGCATACCAAGGCGGAATCGGTGGAGAAGACGGCCGACTCGGAACACTTCATCCACAGCTTGAAGAAATGATGAGCGCGATGCCGGGCTGGACCGAAGGTCCATACGGAATGGGTGACGACATAAATCGACGACTTCTTAAAGTTGAAGCTTCTATCAGCAAGGCTGGCGGAAAAAAGAAGGCTGTTCCAGTAACTGGAATTGACTTTGGAGTACCAGAAGGCACAAGACTTTCTTCAGGAAAAGCAGAAGAGTACTACCAAAACCTCACAAGCCATCTCATCAACATGATTGAAAAGTCACAAAAAGATGGTGGCAAGTGGGAAGCACCGTGGCACAAGGCCGGCAATATGCCGAGAAACGCTTCTACAAAGAATATGTACTCAGGCGGAAACCTCTTTGCTCTCATGCTTGCAGCAGAAGAAAAGGGCTACGCAACTCCTCATTGGGGCGGATTCCAGCAATGGAAGAAGCTCGGCGGAAGCGTAAAGAAGGGTGAAAAAGCCACTGCGATTCTTATGCCTAAAACGATGTTTGGAGATGAAATTGACCCAGATACAGGCAAGAAGGTTCGCAAGTCTAAGGGTATCTATTTCACAACCGCACACGTGTTCAACCTCGACCAGGTTGAGGGTATTGACCGCGAAGAATTCTTGAAGCTTCCAACCGATGCTCTTACTCCAGAGCAAAGAGTCGGAAAACTTGAGGACGCAATCAAGGAAATTGGTGCAACAATCAACACGGGAGACGGAAGCAGGGCTTACTACTCTCCTCGTGAAGACCATGTTGTTATGCCTCCATTTGAACTCTTCAAGACACCAGAGGGCTATTATGGAACTCTTGCTCACGAGCTTGTCCACTGGACCGGCCATTCGTCAAGGCTTGACAGAAAAAACATGAACCAGTTTGGCTCACCAGAGTATGCAAGAGAAGAACTCATTGCAGAATTTGGTTCAGCATTCTTGCTTGCAATGTTCGGGCTTTCTGCGGAACCAAGAGAAGACCACGCCCACTACTTGGCCAACTGGCTTCAGGTTCTTCGTGATGAGCCAAACGCCTTGCAAGAGGCTTCTACAAAGGCTCAAGAAGCATCAAAGATGCTCATCACAAAGATGAAGATAGTCCTGGAAGAAATGGGCGAAATAGCATCGGATGCAGAGTCGGCAGCTGAAGAAGCAGTCGATGTAAAGAGTTTGCAAGTTTTCAATGACCCACTATACGAATTCAAAGATGCGTCTATCGAGTGGAGTAAAGACCCACTTCATGCACCGTTCTTGATTAAGTCTCTGGATGATGAAAAGCATTCATCGGGTCTTGTTAATAGAAGTTGGGAAAGAATTGCAGAAACAGCAATTTTCCTTGAACGTCTGAGCAGAAATAAATAACATTCAACACACATACACCGCAATACTTACTCAAATGATACGTTTAGAGTATAATTTACGGTACTTACGAATTAGGAGTCATCTAATATGAACGACGAAATGAACAACAGCCTTAGTGTCAGCACTGAGGGCGAAGTTCTGAAGTGCGCAAAAGGCGTAGATGCTTCAGCATGCGGGTTTACCCCTGGCGCAAAAGTGTGCGGCAAGTGCGGAGCCTTGCCGGTTCAGATGAAGATGGTCCCCGTGGATGAGGCCGAGGACGAAGAAGAGGAAATGGAAGACGAAGACAGAGCAATGCCTGCGCCTCGTCCTGCACGCCCTGCTGGCCCAATGGCTATGGAAGATGCCAACATGGAACCGGAACAACTTGAGGTCCCAGAAGAAGACGAAGAAGAAGAATTGACCGATGAAGAAAAAGGCCTCCTTCGAATGCTTCTAAAAAAGCGCAAAGGTCGCAAGTTCAAGGGAATGAACATGGAAGATGACTACGAAGAGGAAGAGGATATGACCGACGAAGAAGAGATGACTGACGAAGAGAAGGCTTTTCTCTCGCAGGTAAACAAGAAGCGTAAGGCTCGCGGTCTCGCCGCCACCACAAACGGCTTCAAGGGCATGAACGGCACACACATGACGCCTGACGGAACCGAGATGGAAGACATGCCCGATGAAGAAGAGGACTTGACTGATGAAGAAAAAGAACTCTTGGCAACCCTAAACAAGAAGCGTAAGGCTCGTGGTCTTGCTTCAACTTCAAACGGGTTCAAAGGCAAAGGCATGGACGAGGACGAAGTGTCTGAAGAAATGCCCGACGACGAAGAAGTAGAAAAGCAGATGATGCTTGAAAGAATGCGCAAAAAGCGTATCAAGTCTATGGGTATGAAGTCTGAAGCCTTTGGTGCCAACGGCTACCTGTGTGCAATTGAAAGAAAAGCTTATCCAGGCGGTTCGTCTGTTTGTGATGATTGCCCAGGCGGATGTATTGCTGAAAAGGGTCTTCCTGGCTTGCTTCATGTTGAAGGCATTGCCGAGCAAATGTTTGACGGAAAAGTTCTTGATTCTGGCTACTCAGCAAAAGCTGACATGTACGTCATTGATGTGCAGACAAAGAGTGGCTCTGTGAATGAAGTTTTTATTGATGGAACAACTGCTGAAGTGCAAGGCTTCCACAAGCTTGACAACTCAGTGTTTGAACAGAAGTCAGCACAGGGTGGACTTGAGATGATTCAGTTCCACGAAGCAGCAGACATTGCGGTCAAGTCAATTGATGGCCATGTAATAGGTGTAGAGCCAGACTCTTTTGAGGGAATTGATTCATACGCAGTTGAAATTGACGGCTTTGACGGAAAGTCATACGACGTTTTTGTTTCTCTTGACGGAGAAGTCCTTGGTTACGATAAGTACGAGATGGACGAGGCAGAAGAGATTGAAGCAGAGGCTGCAGAGATTGCACTTAAACGCGCATTTACTGACGACCAACGCAACTCGATGTCTAAAGAAGGAACTGCAATGTCAGATGGTTCTTTCCCAATTAAGAGCGAATCAGATTTGCGTAACGCAATTCAGGCTCACGGTCGCGCAAAGGATAAAGAAGCCGCAAAGCGTCACATCATGAAGCGTGCTAAGGACATGGGCAAAGAAAGTCTTATTCCTTCCAACTGGGTCATGGGTGGCGGAACTGAAAAAAAGAGTGACACCGTAGACGCAGGTCTTATGGCTTCTTTGATTGAGTTTGAACTTCTTCAAGCCGAAACAGAAACAAACTAGAGCAAGGACGACCCGACATGACGGGTACGTTTAAGACTAAAACAAGAGTCTATACATCACCTGAATTTTTTACCCCGATAACGGGCCGAAAGAGTTTTACAGACGCCGCTATCGACTTTAGACGCGGGCTTATAGAGAACTCTTCCATGGCCGTTCTTAATGCTGACCTTTCTGTAAAGGCCGCAATGGGGGCGGGTCTTTCTGCTTCTGCTTCATCCATAGGGCAATCGTCTCAAGGAACATCTCCAAATACTGACGGTAAAAAGCGTGTCAACAAAGGCGGCGTTCCGGGGATGGTTGAGGACGAGCGTGGATTTAGGTACATGCCCGATGCAACATGGGGTCCAGACAAAGTTCTCAAACTGTTTCCTTCTCCAGAAGAAAGACAGTCTTCTAATAAAGTTCCAAACTTTGGTTTTGTAGACAGAGAACCAATTTTTACTCCTCAACAGTTTGTTGAACAGATGGAGAAAAAACCCAAAATCAGGATGTCTAAGTACAAAATAAATACACGTACTGGCGAACCCATAGAAGACACTGAAGTTGAGTTTGACCGAATGAGGTTTGGTAAAACTTTTAAAGTAAACCCAGACATCTCTAACGAAATAGAAGAAGACATATCTGACGAAACATCAGGAGAAATGCAAGAGAAGAGTCTTGGCTCGACCCTGAAGCAAAGAATGCCAGGTGCAACTATTGCTGGTAGAGCAGCCGCTCGCTTTGGTGTGATTATGGATGAGCTTGGGAAGATGCGTTGTCCTCCTGGGACTCCAGCGGCAAACCAATTCACTGACATGACAGGTTCTAACTGTTTTGGAATAACTCCAGGAAATATGATTTCTGAGGCAATCAACCTTGCGCAAAGACTAATTCCATCCGATGATTCAAGACGTACTGATGGTTTTACCAGAGGGGTAGCCAACTTCTTCTTCGACATGGAGAATGGCATATTTGGCAACAACGTCTGGTATCACCCAGACGGAACCAGAATGAAGCATGGTGAATGGCGTAAGTTCCGTGAAGCTAACGGTGTTGCAAGAAACGAACGCTGGATGGTCAACGGCGTTGAGCGTGTTTATGCAGAGATTGACGCTCAAGAGGCGCGCTTGACCGACCTTTATCAAAAGCTTGACATTGATACAAGAGACAGCAGAAAAGCAACAAACGAACATCTATACGAGGCGTTTGAAAAACTAGAACAATCAGGCGTTATAACGGCAAAGATTGAAGGCAGGCCTACTGAGGCTGATGTTGAAGCAATGATGACTTCACGCCTAAAAAATACCGACGCACACTGGAACACTCGCTCGAATGAAGAAAAAGCACTGTTTCTCAAAATTGAAATTCAAAGATATAGAGAGCTTGAGCGTGCGCACCTTGAGGCTTTCCTTGATGAGGTAATCAAAAATCCTGAACACATGAAGTCTATCCGGGCAGTAAGAATGCATCCAACCGGCAAAGACAGAGCTTCGTATGGCATAGACGGCATAGACAGAAGAACCAATATGCCTTACGGTTCAATCAATATAGACATACCTAAATCAATGGAATTTGAAGACTCTCTTCTTCCAGCTCTCTCCCCTGATGAAAGACTCAGAATATGGGCAGAAGGAGGGATGTCTGAGGCACTCAGGTCTTCCACTGTAAAAGATTTCCTTGTTAACTCAAACGCCTATGCCGGTCAGATGATAGCAATGGTCGACGGCGGTCGTGGTCTTGGCCGCCATGATATGAAGCACGAGATAGCTCACTCGATTCAGGCTGCAGCCATTTTTGAACACATGAAGAGAGAACTTGATGCTAGGGGTTCTCTTGTTATGAACACCAAGAATGGACCCAAGACCATTACAAGTGTTGCCGAACTCGATAACGACATGCTTGCTGCATTAATGATAAATGAAAACTATATGGGGATTGACCTCGATTCATTAAAAAGCCTCCGTTCTAGAGGGGACATTGTTGCGTTGTTGGGGGGTAAATATATTGATGACGTTGACAATCAATATGATGGCAAAAGGCGTGCTGCTGAAATAGGTGCAGAAATATGGGCACTTCGAAGCGCAGGTTTAATATTCGGAGATGACGTAGACGCGGCTCTTGAGTACATGGACGATGTTGCTTCTGGAAAAATAACAGCAGACAGAACAGTTGCAGACAGCGTTCTTACTAGAAGAGTTTACGATGACCATTTAGACGGTACCAGGAGAGTTCGTGAAGCTAGAGAAGCCCGCGAAGCTGCTGAAGAAGCAGCAAGGCTGGCCGAAAGTGCAGATACTCCAGATGAAGAATTTTTTGATGCTGATACCAGGGCTGCAGAAGACAGGATGTCTGATGCCAGGGAGGCATATGCTCTAGAAAAACGTGCAGAAGTAAAAACCACAAAAGAACAAGCCAAGACAATGACAGAAGAAGAGATGATTGATTTTCTCTCTTATTCAACAGAAGGTTCTGACGCTCTTACGGAAATGCTTGATGCAGCCGGAGAGGCCGGTGAAGAGCCGGACTGGATGAGCGTCATGGATAGGGACACTCTTGATGCGCAGTCAAAATCCGTAATAGATGAGTGGGTAAAGCGCTTTACAGTTAGAAGAAGTCCTGAAGCCTTAGAAAAACTATTAAATATGGTTGACGACAAGCGTGAATCAAGAGGAACACTTTCTCCTGAAAAAATAGAAGAACGTCGTCATCGTGAATACCTAGAGGGTGCTACGGAACGAGCAAAGGACTTGGACTTAGAGGACCTCGTTGAGTTCTCTTCAAACTGGGAAGAACTTGCTTCATCCGAAGGGATTGAGGCTCCAGAGCGCACTCGTAGAAAAGAAGCACGCGACATGTACAGGGATGAGTACATCAAGAGAAGAACAGAAGGCCCTGATTCTGTTTCTAGAGAAGATGCCCGCAAAGAGTTTAATGCAAAATTAAAAGAACTGCGCAAGCCAAAAACTACTGCTGAACGCAAAAAACGAGACAGGGTTAAGCCAAAGAAGTTCAATAGCCACAAAGGCAAGGATGGGGCACACACTTTTGCCACACAAGAAAGAGCTCGCCTACTGGAAGGCGCAACAACAGCAGAAAAGATTGCTTTTGTTGAAATGGGCAGTGGTGAAACCGATGTAATAAACATGATGGCCGGCCATTCTGAAGGAATGGCTTCTGCACGAGCAATACAAAGAAGAAATACTCGCCTTAAAAAAAATGGCATCCTGCCTGATGGCCTCAATCAACACGAGGCTTCAGTAGAGGAACAAGTAGAAAACTTCTATATTCCACTTCTTGAGCTGATGGATAAATCTTCACTATCTCAGATGGTGGAAATGCACCTAGACGGTAATGAGGATTCTGGACTATATATAGAAGACCTGCTTAGCGGTAATGCCCCAGAATTTACTATGGGTATAGGCACCGGAACCTTAGTAACAAACAAAACAGATTTTTCTGACGGCAAGAAGATAGTAATCCGCGTGCCAGCAGGAAGCAGAGCTTTATTACCTGACTGGTCATATCGTTCCGACTCCGACGACGGAGAACAGAAGATAATGATTCCTCCTTCAAAGCTTCACCTTGTTGAGATTCGCGATGATGGAACTGTTGTTCTTGAAGTCGGCGAACAGATGGGAACAGAAGCAACGTTAAAAACTGCAATAGAAGAAATAGGTCCTGGAAACGGTGGAGCAGGAGATGTTGCCTATAGGACAGGTCTTCAGAAAAAACTAAACAAAGTTGTCGACAAAAGAATCACAGAGCGCCGCCGACAGGGGATGTTCGACCCCGATAGTAAGTCTCCAATTGAGGAAGAAAGATTCAGCACAACAGCAGACACTGCTGCAACTGGTGCTGGGTTTATGCCGGATAGGCCTCCTTCTGCTCCAAGTCGTGCCACCACCGATAGGGGCGACATAGGAACTGGCGACTACGATGACGATTTAAGCCCAGCTGAGCGCAGATTCCAAAGGGAAGAAAGAAACAGAAGAAGAGGAAACCCAAGACTTTCTTCTGGAGCTGATACTGAAAAACTTGTTTCAATATCTGGTCCGCAAGATGCTCGCAGGGTTATTGATAGCAACCTGCCAGCATCAGTTAGAACTGAAAAAGAAGCATATACCATTTTGACTGAACTTGCAAAAATGGCTAGGGAAGCCAAGGCAAAAGGGAAAGACGCTCCTAATTACGATTTTTGCAAAGTTTCTATTCCGGGAACAAACCTATTTTGCGGTGACTCTAAGGGAATTCCTAGAAAAAAAATGCCTCAGTTTAGTGGGAAGCCAACTCCTGGTTCACCAGCAGATTCAAGACCCAAAGATAAAGATGGCGGGGTCGACGGCACGCAAGACTTTATTAAACACATGGAAGGACTGGGAGTAAAAGTCGAAGAAAAAGAAGTTCTTGCGTCAACGTTAAGAGCATCCCAGAATGAACTAGTTGGAGAAAAAGTCGCAGGGATGATGACCAATGAGAACTTTGACCCTGCAGGTGAACCAATTTTTGTTAGCCGAGATGGTTATGTTATTGACGGTCATCATAGATGGGCCGCCCAAGTTGGTCGAGACCTTGAAGACGGAAACCTTGGTGACCTTCCATTAAACGTAAAAGTTGTGGACATGGACATCTTGGAAGTTCTTGAAGAAGCAAACAAATTTGCTCAAGAGTTTGGTATTGCTCCCAAAACAGCAGGAAACGACGCGGCCCAAAACAGGTTATCTTCTGGTGCCAAATGGGGGCAGATGCCTTCAAACAATCAACAACTTGCTCGCCTTCTTGAGCCATCAAATAATGATGGCTTCAACGAAATATACGGCCCTCCACAGACACGCCAAGAAAGAATCACCCAGATGGCTGAGATGCAGTCAGAAGTGATGACTTCTCTGCGTGAAATGTTTGACAACGTTCCAGGAGCAGGAGATTCTCTTGGACTTGACCTGAACCACATAGACCCATACCTTGTTGACTTCATTAAGAATTCTTCAGATGAAGAAATTTATGAACTTATTTCTCAATCCGCAAAAAACCTTCATGAGAGTTTTGACGCACGACCACGAGTGCGCATGAGGCAAGACGAGCTTGATGGGTTTGCCGCTAGCGGCAGGTACGGAAGAGAAAAATCTTTTAATAACGAGCGTTTCTCTTCTGGTCTTGTAAAAAAGGGTATAAAAGCAAGGGCCAAAGAACGTGCCATAGAAATAATTGCCGACAGAATTGGCATGGATGAAGACTCACGCGAAGTGGCAGAGATGGTGTTCAATACGGCCTCTGCACTCAAGTACGGCCCAGAAGCAGCACTTACTCGCTTGGCTATAGACCTCGGAAGAAGAGGAAGCAGAGAACTTGCAGAAAAAACCGTAGAAGAACTTGTTAAGCGAGGAAAAATAACCGACGAACAAGCAAAATCTATTCTTTCAAAACTGGACAAGGTTGCACCAGAAGGACTTCCAGAACCATTAAAGCGCGGTGTTGGAAGAGCAGCAAGAGCAACAGCAGATGCTATTGATACTCCAGAGAACAGAGAGCGCTTAGAAAATGCCCGTGAAGCAGTCGGAGAAGCCGCTGGAAGAGCGAGAGAAGCGGTTGGTGAAGGTGCCCGCAATATTGCTGAGCGTGGCCGTGAGAGGCTTAGGAAGCTCCGTGAAAGAGACGATGCCGGAAGTCTACCTTCTGCACCGGAAGATGTACCGTTTGGTGATTTTGACCCAGCAGATGCTCCCGTAGGAAGACTTGCTAGCGGAAGAAGATTGGATAGAAGAGTTTCTGGTTCGGATAATGGTCGCGAACGCATTATGGAAGGCGCAAACGTAACTCGCACCCGCCTAAGTAGTGGTGAGACGCCAAAGATAGACAAGCCGAAGAAGCCAAGCAGGCCAAGAGACCCCGACAACGGACCAATGACTGGAAAGTTCATTGACATATTCCGTGGCGTTAAGTCATATCAAGAAATGCTTGACAGATATAACGAGCAAGAAGTTATTTTCTTTGACTACGAGACAACAGGTTTTAGCCCTACGGACGATAGGCCTGTTCAGATTGGTGCAGTAAAAATGAAGGGCGGGAAAGTCGTTGAAAGATTCAATGTTTTTGTTAACCCCGAAAAAGAACTTAGCGACTGGTCAAAGGAAAATCTACTTAATGCTGACGGTAAACCTCTAACCAACGACTGGTTATCAGGTCAATCTTCAGTCAACGAAGGCCACCAGCAGCTTATTGACTTCTTTGGCCCTGATGCCCTCCTTGGTGGACAGTACACGCCTTTTGACCTTGGCTTCCTTGAAGAGTCACTAAAGAACGCAGGAATTGAGTGGACCCCTGCTGGAGTCATAGACAGCAAGGCCCTTGCTGATGAACTTCTTCCAAGATGGACAGCAGATGGCGGAGATGGTCCTTTTGCTCTTAACCCAGATGGCACAAAGTACGCAACAAATAGCCTTGGACCGCTTTCTGATTATCTTGAAGTCGAACTGACAGCATGGCATACAGCAGACGCAGACTCTGAAGCGTCAGCAATGATTGTCCAAAAGATACTTGAGCGTGCAGCAGAAAGAGAAGACACTCCAAAACATCTTCTTGATGTTGACAACCTTCCATCTGTTGTTGCTGAACGCAGGGCTAGACACAAGCTCGACATGGACAAGTACTTTGCCGACCTAAAGCAGTACAAGGTTGACAATGAAGCATACGAAGCTTCTCAAACCGGAGAAAGACTTTCTTCGGGAGCAACCATGGATGACAAACTAGGGAAGACTGTCGGTATTGACGAACTTCTTGCCGACCCAACAATGGCTGAAGAATTACGCAAAAGAAGCGCGGACATAAAAGCACTTTCTGACAGGGAAAGAGCACAAAGATTTACCGACCCTAACGACCCAGACTCTATCTATGTAATTCACTTTGGAGCGAGCCAATTAGAAGGCGGCCAAATAGACCCTGCTCGTTCGCGAGGGCAGGTGGGTTCAAACGTCCCTGCGGCAGGAAATACACGTTTGGTAAATGACCAGACAGCCAGATATATGGTTGGATTACGCAATACCGCAAGACGAGACCTGTCTATTCTGGAAGAAATAAAACGTCAAATGGAGACTGATGGAGTTGTTGACTTTGAGGCGATAGCAAGAACAGACCCGAAAGACTCCATGAGGGCGGGAAGAGCAAAAATATTGCTTGGTGTTAAACGTACTGACCGTGACTACGAGCGTTCAACGTTCACGCCTCCTTACTGGAACCCTGAAAATTTTGACGCTCAAATCGCAAGCGAAAACAGAACCCTATCTAGTCTTGACAAGGTTGCCGACCAGTTAATTGCAGACGACTACCAGTACACGAGTACATACAGGGCTTCTGGATTACGAGATTTACGGAGCTCTTACGGAGGGAGGTACGCAGAAGGCGGCTCTACAGAATGGGGCGACAACTCGCCGCGCTCGTCAACTACCGGTATTCACATATTAAAAGTAAAAGTAGGCGACAACGCGATTGAGCAAAATAGCGTTGGAGAAACTCACCTTGTTGGTAAACACACCCCAGTTGCTTCACTTGTCGTGAGGGCAGATGATTATGATGATAATCCTGCTAATGACACATGGACCGGATGGATGGATATGGCGATTGAGGCCGACATCAAGAAAGGGTCAGGTGAGAGGCTTTCTTCCGGTGCAACAGGACGTTCCCCAGGACTAAAAACAAACCGCGACAGACCCATGAGTGAATACGGAATGGACTGGAAGCCTGAGTATTCAGATAAAGAGTGGGTCAAGCCAGCAAAAAATTGGGAAGGATGGGATGATGTCCCTGTTACTGAAGTTGACTTGTCTTCAGAAATCCGCCCAACAGAGTCACATCTTAAAGGTTCCTCTATAGACAAAGTCGTATCTGGAGAAGAAGCTTTCAGAGATGGCTACCATCCAAACGTAATCATAGATACCGATGGCAAGATGTACGTATCTGACGGACATAACAGAGTTGCAATGCACCGCGCTCTTGGCAATGAAAAGATGACAGCAAGAGTTATCGACCTCCGTACACAAGATGCTCCATGGGGAGACAAGACTCCGAATACAGCCGAAACAAGACTTTCTAGCGGAGAAGGCCCACGGTCAGGAAAGCCAAAACGAGCAAAAATGTACAAGGGCTACACATTAAACGAACCAGCCAACCCAACTCCAAAACCAGGCGAATACCCAGACGACGTGGTGGAAGCAGCTACCAAGCAAAGGGCAAAAATAGCAGAGGTAGAAGCGGAAATCACCAAGCTTCTTATTGACCTTGCCGACAAGAACAAAGCACAGATGGAAGGTCTTGACTTTAGGATGAAAGCCCTCAACTCGCTAATGCGCAAGATAGCCGCAGAAAAAGACAGCGAGCACGGTGGAGACGCACAAAAAGCAGCAGAAGCGATGTCTGACGTAGTTAGATACACAATGTCCTACGAGCCAGACGACTACGTTGCCGGCGTCAAGGACGTTATTGCTCAAATGCAAAAACTCGGGTATGACCTGAGGGTAAAAAATTACTGGGAAGCCGACGACCCGTATCAGGGAATCAACGTCGCGGCAATTCACCCTAACGGAACAAAATTTGAACTTCAGTTCCACACTCCTCAGTCTGTTGCCGATAAAGAGAAGATTCACGCAATCTACGAAGATTACAGAACCGAAAAAGACTACCTAAAGCGTCTGGTTATGTACCGAAAAATGGTAAATTTAGCTAACAAGATTGGCGTCCCAATTCCACCAGATGAGCTTATGAAAATCGGCATCATCAAAACGCAACCATTTACACCGAGGTAATCATGAAAAACAGATTTTTTACAAAAGGCGAAAACGTTAAATTATTTCTACTGTCCATAGACGAGGGAAAAGAAGAGCTTCGTGAGTGTTTTCTTTCAAATGGCAAATGGGAAGACACATCAGACTTGATGAAAATAATGATTGACGGCTTCAATGGGATAGAGGAAATAGACGAAAAAACAGCGTCCGAACTCTACAAGGACAAAGGCTTTGATGAAGCCATGTCTAAATTTGGTGGTTCCGATGGCTGACGAAAAACCAAAAGAAGAAGAAGCACCAAAGAGGGTTGCTGACGCTGCAAGGCGTGCTTATGAAACACGCATAGGCATAGAGCCTGGAGTCGATGATTCTTTTAGACCCGTAAGCGGATACCTAGTGAACAGGTCGCAAGACGCCAAAAGAAGGGCGATGCTCAAAAGCAACGTTCCAGAAGGTATGGCTGCGCCGTTTGAGACTTCTGAAGCAGACCCAGCGGGAACAGACTTGTTGGTTCAGGGCGAAATAGAAGTGATTCTTAAGCCTGGAGTAGCCAAAAGAACTTCATACACAAGAGGCGATGCCGTGTCTACCGGCGGCAGGGCTGTGTCGATGAACTCGGACCAACAAGAAGACATACTTAACGCCATCATTCATGACGATGGTCCTAATGCTAAAAAGACCATGGCAAGAACAATGCTTGGTCTTCTTAAAGCATCCCTGGATGATGATTACTCGGGGGTTAATGCCCTTCCGGATTCTAAAGGGAGACTAACCCCTGTTGATAAAGATGACCCATCTGCAAACGAAAGACGCAACGAGTCCTACGAGGCGATGATTCTTGGTGGGTTTGACGCAGAAGACGTAGAAGGAATTCACTTTCCTTATTCAAAAATACAGAAATTAGCCGAAGACGAAAATGTTACTGATTTTATAAATAACAACTTCATTTCTTCACGCCTTAAAAAACTGAACAACAGCGCGGAGTCGGCCAGGATATTCTCAAGCCTACCCTCGGCATCAGAGATGAAAACTGAATCTATAACAGCCTTGAAGGAATTTAGGGCGGCCAAGAAGATGAAAAAGATGTACGAAGGAATTGGTGTCGATTACATAAAAATATCGCACCCCAAAGGCATCAACATTGAAGACCCACGGACATACGACAGAAACGCTTCTCCACTTGCTGACGTAGAGTCAATACTTAAGGCAAAAATAACAAAAGAGATAGACGAAGAAATACAAAAGTTGTTTAATAAAAAATCCGGCATGAAGGAAGAAAAGTAATGGGGGCAGTACTCGTAGGGACGGCTGGCGACAAGAAGCTATATTACGTTGTCGACTCAAAGGATTCACTCAAAGACGGGATAATTGAAGACCCTGATGGCTCAACCCACGAGGTTTCCTTTTTTTCTTACATAGGAAAGACAACGAACATAAGACCTTTGAGAGCCTCGGAGTTTCACAAATTTTTATGGGATGAGCCTGAAGAAAAAGATAAAAGAAAATGGATGGAAATTTTTATCCAAAAACTTGACGACCCCGACAAGAACCTAATGGAAGGTGTCGCTGTTCAGGATTCAACAGGTAAAGCCAGAAAAAAGAAAACAAAGGTTGACACTAAGGTTAATGCTTTTATTAACAATAATCGCGTTAGCAATTCTTCTGGTCTTCAGTTTTCGACTAAAATGGTAGTATCTGATAGCAAACGCGCGCAAAAGAATTAAGCAGGACTAGAAAATGTCAAGAGAATACTCTGAAAAAGCTGCCGGGGAAGGACTACTCCCTGACTTTTTGCCACAAGAGAACGTAACCGGAGACATACTCAAGGGCCGTGGTCCACGCCGTGGCAACCTTGAGCGCCTGCTGCGCTACTGGAGACCTATCATGAAAAAACCGGGCGGTTTTACCCGTTGCCGAGTCATTTTGGCAAACCATCCAGAGATGTACCCACTTGAGCGTATTTGCGCATGGTTGCATCACGAGACTACCGGTCTGTGGCCAAACGAAGGCTGTCATCATCCAGGCATGAAAAACTGCAAGGGCAAGCTGAAGAAGTTAATGACAACCGATAAGGCTTTTCGTAAAAAACTTAACAATCTTGACAACGTCCGTATCCCTGGAGGAAAGGGAAAGAAGTCTGCGATGGTTGATGACGACATGGACGAGTTCTACAGCATGCACGACCACACAAAGATAGGCGAAGACAATCCGGTTGTTACTGAAGAAGACATGCTTCATGCAATGAAGGTTCTTTCTGACTTTGTTGAAATGGAAAAAGGCTTCGCTGAATATCTGCGCGACGAGAAAAACTGGGAAATCGAAGGAGAAGACTTGAACGGCTACACAAAGACGCTTCCATTTTCTTCTGTCGAAAGAAAGAGCGATTGCTGCGGATAAGTAATGACGATTGATTCATGCTGTGACGATAGACCCACATACGTAACTAGGGTCATACTGGGGGCTTCTGTAGAGAGAAGCAGGCCCACCATTGTCAAAACTGCAATGGCACGGACAAGTTTGGTGATTGATTACAAAGCCGCCTCCAACAGAAGTGGCACTACGAGGAATTTTTCCAGCAGCAGAAACGCGATAACCGGTTCGTACAGGGTAAAAGCTGCCGCTCTAAGCACTCTGGCCTCCTTGGCTATTCCGGGCGACATGGACCCAATACGTTCTCCAATACGTTCAGCTGTCTACAGAACACTCACCCCAGGAAAACCCGGGATACCCGGAAGCGTTCCAATGAAGCCAAACAGGGGTTACAGGTGCCCAGAGGGTTATCAATACGGAGGAAGATTTACTGACTCTAGACTCTCTACTTGTGGGTTGAAGCTTTTTGACATTCCTAGTCCTCTAGGTTTAGCTCTTTCTGCAATAAAGAAAGGCTTTCGCTCCCTCAAGCCCGAGAGAGTGACTGGCGGAGTGCTTGGTGGTCTTCAAAGCGAAGACCCAACAATACGAAGAGACCCTAATATCGTAATCCCAAAGGTGTCCACGTTTAACAGGGCTGCCTTCCTTGAACAAATCAAACAAATGATTAACGGCCTAAGTACCGCTCAATCTTCAACAGCAAGAATGGTAAGAAGAGACGGTTTCGTTCTTCAACCAGTCGTACCTGCTCGTGTCTTGCGTTCAATCCCGGACAACAGGGACATGGAAGGTGCTGCTTATCTTCTTTCGGTTTTGAATGCTAGAGGTTTTGGAAAAGACGAAATAGGGATGCTTTCAAACACTGGAGTAAATTCAGTAACATTTGTTCTTCCGGGCGGTTCAACCATATCCCTTACAAAAGCAAGGGCTCTCACTGTTGGTGAGAGAAGAAAACTTGGCAAAACCATACGTGTAGCGGAGTCAATGGCAACGCCAAACAATCCTACGGGCAACATGAAGTACATAGCCGACGAAATGGGTGACGGAATTGTTTATTCAGAATCTTTTGTAAACATAAAAAATCCTAACGAGATAGTAAACGGCAAGCCTAAATGGGTCAACTACGCTTTCTCAAAAGCCAACATGCCTAAAAAACCAGAACCAGAAACAGCGAGAGAAACAGTCAGCAACGCTGCCCTTGGTAAAAAGATAAAGTCGATAGACGAAGCATTGGAACATCTTGCTAACGGTGGAAGTCTTTCTGAAATTTCTCCAGAAATACTGGCCAAAGTCCTGACCAAAAAACAACTTGTTCAGATTCAGAAAATAAATAACAATCAGTCAATAGTGGTTATTAATGGCCAAAAATATATTATGTACTCTCCAAAATCTGAATACGCCCATCTTGCAGAAAGATTTGCTTCAGATGTCCAACAACATTTAAGGCTTGAGTCTCCAGATGTCTACCTAGTGGGTGGACAGGGGGATAAAAGAAAATATCTAATGCAGAATGTTGAGTCAGCTTTGCCTGGTTCAGTTTTTAACCCAAATGCAAAAATGAATGATTTTAGACCAGAAGATGTTGCAAAGATGCTGGTTGCAGATTTTCTTACAGACCAAAGAACAAGAGGTCTTGACTCCGTAAACGCTTTAACTACACCTGACGGCGAAGTTCCAATGTTTGGCCAGAACCCAACATCAGGACTAATCGATTTAAGCAAAATAGAAATAACAAAACGCATGAAAATGTCTATAGCTGATTTCTATAATTCAGGAACACAAATAAACTACTCAGAGTATTATCAGACCCTCAAAATAGAGCAACAGCTTGCTTTTAGGAGAGCTATAGAACAGGCGATTTCTAGGGCAAAGTCATTCAGGGTTGCAGAACTAAAGAGAAGACTTGGGGCAGATGGGCTTTCAGTAGGTGAAATTAACCACTTTAAAATTCTTGAGAAAATATATAACTCCCGTCTTGCTGTTCTGTCTTCTAGCAAAAAGATGCTTCTTAACTACTTAAAGGGTATCTAATGGACCTTTTTTCAGTTCTTTATGACCCATCAACATCGTCTCCGTTTGGTGTAGAGATTGAACACTCGAATGGAACAAAATCCCTTTATGGACTCAGCACGGCCGGCAGGGGTTGGGCAAATACTGGCTCTACCCCAGAAACAATAATAAGAACAGGATTTGCACCTTACACAAAGTCTGTGCAGGAAGCTATAGAGCCAGCCATCGATGGAAGCATTGTGCTTTCACTTGCAGAAATAAGGGAACACACAAGCCCAGAACTTGTTTATGTTGGCAGGACTGTAAAAAACAGAAATCCAGAATCCCCACGCAATGGTTTTGTCATGTCCATGTCTACAGGAAAAACAAAATCAAGAATAATTGATTACCTCGCTTCTAAATTCTCGATGTCCCTAACGCGGTCTTCCGCCGTTAATGAAGTCAAGTCGGCAAACGTGGGATTTAGCAGTAAGTTGAACATCTTAAAAACAACAAGCGATGACCCGTCAAAGATGTGGCTTGTTGACCGTGTTGGCTCAATACTCGGTAGGGGTCAAATGCGCAGGATTGGCACAAAGGTAAACCCGGATAAGTCCAGTATTTATTCAGAAAACAGCAGAATAAATAGAAGAGTTAAATCGCTTATAGGTAATGAAGAAATTGATTTAAGTGATTATCCAGTTGATGAAAGAATAAGTATCTCAAGTCTTGAAAGATTCAAGAGGACATAAACATGGCTGACAAGACAAGATACAAAGCTCCTAAGTTTCAAAAAGCTGACGCAGAAAAACTGGCAGCCGCAATAGGTTGTTCTGGGGTCCACCAAGACGCAAACGGTAAATGGCTTCCATGTGCGACAGAAGAAGAGATGCAAAAGCTCTCGATGGACGCCGAACCAGACAAGAAGCCTGTTGGTTTTTATGACAAAAAAGAAGGCAAACCCAAAAGAAAAAAGCGTGGCAAGAGAAAACGTTACGTAAATGACGAATGGGAAAACTTAAGACAGCGCTCCACTCTCGGCTTTGATACTCTTCCAGGTGGAAGTCTTGTTTCCGGAAACAACCCACCAATACCTGCAGTAGGTGAAACGGTTACGGCTTTTGATGGGGGCGTTATCCCGGCGATAACAAACTCTGGAAGCAAGTCAGAATATGGCGACGACATAAGCACCAAGGCAAGGCAGATGACTGGCCCGGAGTACGTTAGAGACAACGACCCGGATGTTTTCATAGACCCAGAGTCAGCAAGATTCAGGTCTAGACAACTTGGCTGCATTGGAATTAGTAGAAGAATCTCAAAAACCGGACGAGCCGTGTGGATGCCATGCACCAACATGAGTGATTACTCAAGAGTCTCTGGCTCGACTTCTTTAGGCCGAAGAGGGCAAAGAAGAGACATGGAAAACACTGTTAGAACAATAGTGTCAAGAGAACTGAAGAAAAACAAAAAATAGAAATTACATTGTTCGTAAAAGTATTTACGCACAATAGTTACTAAATATTGTTAGTTCCACTATTGATGGGGAAATTCTGTTATTTTTGATAGTTAAGGACTGGGTGCTCACCTAAGTCGTAGTTCAATATCCACAAACAATCTCACAAGAGGTAGGAAAAAAATATGTCGGAAGACACTTCAAGAATCAAGGAACTGCAGACCGCACTCCGTGTAAAAATGGCAGACAACAAGGCTATCGCCGATTCATTCAGAATCGAAGATGGAGCTGTAGTCGTCTCTGCAGACCAAAAGACAGCGTTCGACAAGAACATGCAAGATATCAAGGAAATCAAGGGACTCATCGAGGGTCTTGAGACCATGGGCGGAGTATCCAGCTGGGCATCAGAGCCTCAGGATACAGTTGCTGGCGCATTTGCTGCAGCAGCAAACGATGTAAAGCATCTTTCCAGCCGTGAAATCAAGAGCATCGGCGAGATGTTCCTCGATTCCGCAGAATTCAAGTCACTCAACGGTGGCCGTAACGGTGCAAACATGGCTGCTGCATGGCAGGCTGGCGTTTCGCTCACAGGCTTCAACGTTAAAGATGTTTACTCAGCACTTCCAAGCGGCACAATGGGCCGTGGCGCAGACGCAGTATTCGGTTCAATTCAGCGCGATGCGCTGGTAACACCACCACAACGCACAAAGCGCGTTCGTGACCTGTTCCCAGTTCGCACCACAACTGCTGCAGTTATCGAATACTTCCGTCAGATTGGCTTTACCAGCCTTTCAGCTCCTGGCGTAACCAACTCGTCTTACTCAACCAATAACGCAGCTGCTCCAGTAGCAGAGCGTGACGGTGCAGCATTTGGAATCAAGCCACAGTCAGCTTTCCAATTCGTTGGTGAGCAGGCTCCAGTACGCACACTTGCACACTGGGAAGCAGCACACCGCAACGTTCTTGCTGACGAACCACAACTTCGTTCAATCATCGACAATGAGCTCATGTACGGTCTTCGTCTTCTCGAAGATTCACAAATCCTCAACGGTGACGGCACTGGCGAAAACTTGCTCGGTGTTTTGAACACCCCTGGTATCCAGGAGTACGCATGGTCAGACGGTGCAGTATTGCCAGTAGCAGACACAAAGGCTGACGCACTTCGCCGTGCGGCAACCTTGTCGTTCCTTGCTTACTACGAGCCAACCGGCATCGTTCTTCACCCGAACGACTGGGAAGACATCGAGTTGACCAAGGACGCAAACGGTCAGTACCTCATCGCAGTTTCGGTTGCAATGGGTGGCGAGCCAAAGGTATGGCGCATGCCAATCGTTGATACCCCTGCAATTGCAGAAGGTACAGCCTTGGTTGGTGCGTTCGGTACCGGAGCTCAACTCTATGACCGCGAGCAGGCAAGCATTCGCATTAGCGAGCAGCACTCTGACTTCTTCGTAAGAAACGCAATTGTCATCTTGGCTGAGCAGCGTCTCGCCCTTGCTGTCAAGCGTCCAGAAGCATTCGTAGTTGTTGACTTCGACGGAGCTCCAGAAGCCTAATAAGCATTAAGCGGAACCCCGTCTGTACCTTCGAACGGTACGGGCGGGGTTTTTGCTATATATGAGAAGATTAGACATGAAAGAAAACGATTCATTTCTGTTTGTAGGAAATATGCCATTATTTGGTGAACTCCTAGATGAAGTGTTGTCTCTAACACAAAAAGACTGGCTTAGCTACAAAGAACGAAAAGCGGCAGGTGGAGCAGCAGCGGAAAACACCGACACAATACCTTTAATTTATGACTTAAAGCATAGGATTGATTCGGGAATACTACACAAGGACCATGAACGTTTTAGTAGATACATAGACGATGCAGTTGAGGTCGTAATAAAAAAACTAGGTGAAGTCAAAGTTCAGCAAGCAATGCTTACAAACTTGAAAGCCGGCACCGTTATACCTAGACACAGAGACAGGGGTCCAGTGACAGCCAAGACCCACAGGATACACGTGCCAGTTATAACCAATACAGAATGTATTTTTAGTGTTGGTGATGAATCAAGAAATCTAGATGCAGGACAAATTTGGATTATAGATAACGTCAATAGATATCACAGTGTTGAAAATAAAGGCAATAACGACCGAGTCCACTTAATCATAGATGCAATTTGATGTGGGATAATTAAAACATGCCTACCTTAGGGCGGGAGAAGGTCCCTGCATTTATGCATGGGGCCTTCTCTTTTGTGCAATGATGTAATATATAAGAACTTATAAGTAAAGAGGATTCCATGGCAGAAGAAGGCAAATGCCCACCAGCAACGCAAGACATAGCCGTAAACATAAAAAATAGGCAAAGCGCAATCGAGTCTGCTGCCTATGGTCCACTTAACCCAAAAGAGCCGAATGACGCCTATTGGCAAAAGAAGGCCGACAGATGGGATGTTTCTGTACCTGAAGCAAAGAAGCAAACATGCGGCAACTGCGTAATGTTCGTCAAGACCCCCACGATGCTTGATTGCATTGAAGGCGGTCTCGGTAACGAAGAAGGCAATGTCGCCTGGGACATCATCAAGGCTGGGGAGCTTGGATACTGCGAAGCTTTTGACTTTAAGTGCGCATCAGCAAGAACTTGTGATGCCTGGGTTGTGGGTGGACCCATAACGGATGAAAAGAAACTAAAAGAGAAGTCACTTGAAATGGATTTCATCAAGCTTCAGAATACAAGACTTGTAAGCATCGACGTAAAAGATGACATCGAAAATGCTGAATTACCTGAGTGGGGTGAAGACTACTCTGATGAAACTCTTCTTGGCGAAAGCTCTATATCAACAAAATCCGCAAAGCTTAAAGACCCGAAGGGTGGACTTACACCTGCTGGGAGAAAGTTCTTCAATAGAACTCAGGGTTCAAATTTAAAGCCAGGGGTAAAAGGCGCAGCTGACACCCCAGAAAAGATGAAGCGCAAGGGTTCGTTCCTTACTCGCTTCTTTACCAATCCATCAGGCCCTATGGTTGACGAAAAAGGTAGAGCTACTCGTCTGGCATTATCTGCTGCCGCGTGGGGTGAAAGAGTCCCAAAGAACGCAGAAGACGCAGCAGCGCTTGCGGCTAAAGGCCGCAGACTTCTTGAAAGGTATGAAAATACAAAAAAGAACAAGAAGAGTGAATCTTTTGAAGACGTTGAGACAAAGGCAAAGAAGAAGCCATTCTGGGAACAGGATTCACCTTCCAAGGGAGATTCGCCCAAGCTCACAGATTCTCAAAAGAGAAAAGCTAAAGCTCGCGCTAAGGCTGCAGGAAGAAAATACCCAAACCTCGTAGACAACGCATGGGCTGCTAAGCAGAAGCCATGAGCGAAAGATTTTGGTACGGAGCAACGGTTCTTGGTGTTGTAGACGGAGACACGATAGACCTGATGATTGACCTCGGTTTTAACATTCATCACAAAATTAGAGTAAGACTCTATGGTGTAAACACGCCCGAGTCAAGAACTAAAGATTTGAAAGAAAAAGAGCTAGGCCTGAAAGCCAAAGAATTTACAAAAGACTGGCTGTCTAAACATAAGTGGGTTTATGTAAATACCATCCCTGACAAGAACGATAAGTACGGCCGTGTTCTTGCAAAGATTTATACCGATGAAGCGATTGCCAGACCAGAGGTCGCTTGCCTAAACGAGGACATAATACAGTCTGGTTACGCACGTGAGTATTTTGGGGTTGGCGACAAAACGTGGACAGAGTTCAAGAAAGAGACTAAGTAATGTCTGAAGAAAAATCAATTATCGAGATGCTCATGTCTGGAGCTCCAGTGCGAATTGTTAACCGCGTTGAGCCACGGCACCATTCACTTTCTCCAGAAGAGCAGGAACTTGCAGATGCCCTCGTGAGCATTGCTCAAAGGTATGGCAAGTTTAATGAAGACAAAAAAGGCATTTGGGCTGGCTACGACGAAGCGTCAAGCAATACTGTTGCAAGAATTGGCGTTAAGTGCGAAAACTGTGTTCTATACATGGGGGGCGGGCAATGCCGCATAATCCTTCAGACTGTTGAGCCTGAAGGAAAATGCAGATTTGCCGTCATACCAGACGGTGTAGTACAGATGGCAATGGGCGGCCCGATTATTTAATCGGACACGCACCAGTTGCACAGTCGTCCATATCCAACTCTCCGAAACCCTTAGGGGTATAGAGAGGGACAGTGAAGTCAACCTTGCCTAGAAGTTTTTCGTATGCTTCTTTTGTTATTTCTTCGTATGGAGCAAGAGCAAAGTTGTGGTCTGCATGAAGCAGGAAAGAAACAGACTTTACTGAATTGTCGTAGTTGTTCTCTAGCCACTCTTTAATAAGAGAGAGCTCTTCCTTGCGGTAGTAGACAGTTACCGATACAGCATTGTCTGCCCATTCGGTCTGCATCTTCTTAACCCATTCAAGTTGCTCAACTGCCGTCATGTCTTTTGCAAGAACTGCATCCTCTGGAGATTCGCATGGGAACTCAACAACATAACGAGTATGGTCTTCGCGTCCATCAAGGCCCATGTCCCACTGAACCTTGTATCCACGCTTACGGCATGCCTCAACAAGAGGGTCTGCCGCACCAAAGCGCACACGACGAATGTAATGACGGGCGTAAGCGGGGTGAATACCTGGAGTGATTCCAGGAAGAAGAGAGAGTGTTCCTGAAGGCTGAACCGTAGTAAGTCTTACTGATTTAGGAAAAGACTTTTCTTTTGAATAGGCCTCGTCAAAATCACGCAGGTTCTTGTACGCCTCATCAAGCCATGAAACCTGCTCTGCTGAAGCCTGAAGAACGCCGGTAATAGATTGCCCAAGGCGAGCATTCTTGCTAACGATTTCTGTCGTCTTCTTGTATGGGTAGTTCATGCGAGTGATTTGCTTTTGCACCTTATAAAGAAGCGTGCTGATTTCCTTGAACTGCTCAAGCGACTCAATGTTTGGCAAGAAGATTGTTGCCAAGTTGCACGACTCTCCATCACCAAGCGCAATTTCTGCACATGGGTTAAAACCCTCAATTGAGTTATCTGGATTCTTCTCTCCAAGACGACCTATCGTGCGGGCAAGACGACGGTTAAGCAAACCATATGGCTCACCAGAGCCGTCATAGCCCTTCCATAGCTCAGACATGATTTCGTCAAAGTGGTCTGCGTAGATGCTGTTGTTTGAGTTTGCCCTCCAAGCAGGAACGTTTCCAGATGCCCAGTTCTTTGCACGAAGGAAAAGAACGTCATCAGGGTCACCCATTGCTATTTGCGCCGACCTACGTGACGAGCCGGAAACAACAATGCGACCAATAATGTTGCAAATATCCAATACATCAATAGACCTCAGTTTCTTTCCTTCACGATTCTTCATCACCTTGCAGATGTCTTCTATGCCGTCAACGAGCGCGCCAGGTCCGCTTGCTGTTCCACCAAAGGTCTTCAATGGTGCCCCAAATTCACGAATCAAAATTGTGGAGTAAGAGAAAGATTTGCCAGTATCAAAATAAGAACGCAAAACACTATGAAGAAGACGACGCCATCCTTGACGTGAGTCAGGAACAATAATGTCAGCATCGTTGGTGCGCTCGTGAGTAACAGAAACATTCATCTTTACTTTTGGTAAGTCATGAATCTTTGAACGCTCAACAGAGAAACCAACGCCTCCACCAAGCATGAGATAGTCAAACAGAAGTTCGAAGTCTTCTACCTTCTCAATGTTTGTGAAGTAACAGTTGTTAAGAGAAGTAGCGTTGTATTTTTCTACTAACGGTGTTCCGAGTTGCCATAAAGACCTACCCGAAAAAGAACAACGCAAGTTAAAGCAGTGGTCGAATAAAGTCTCTGCTTCATCTTTTGTAAGCGGTACCCCAATGTCAAGTGCGCCATTAATAACGCGCTGTAAAGTTTCTGCCCAAGTTTCGTTGTCACCGTTTTCCTTCTGTCTGCTATATGTGCGAAGAAATACAATTTCTCCTAGTCCGTTAAATCCCCAAGGGGCTTTCTTTGTTGCGTAAGAGTCGACGAATAGTTGTTCTAAATGGCTCATTTTTTTCCTGTTCAATATGCCTTGGGTAGGTGGGAGTTACTATTGTAACCTACAGGCAAATACTAAAAGAGTCCAGTGTCTAAGGAAGTTTTGGTCTTTCGACTAAACCGAGGCGTTCTGCTTCTCTGTAAGGAATGTATTTGCCTTTTTTGTATAAAAGAACTTTTGCACGAGTGAACGGAGTTATTTGTCGTTCTTCAAAAATGTCTTGCTCAACAAGAATTGTTTGGGTATCAATGATTGTTTCACTAGAGCCCTGACCATAGATAACTATCGGAGGACCAGAGTCGCCAGTGCAGTCTCCAGTAATGTGTCCACACACAATGCATGGCTGTCTATCTGCTCCAACCAAAGTTGTGTCACTAAACAGCCTTCGGGGGCCATCTCCGGGTGAAGAGTTTTCATAGAAATATCCCATGATTTATTTTATCACTCAGGAAGTTCTTGTATATAAAATCCGTTATTATGAATAGCTTCTTTTAATTCAAAATAAGCATCGTCCGGAAGGTCCTCTATGGATACCGGTTCTGATAGTGATTTTCTAAGCATTTTAGGAAAACTAGAGTTTCTCAATACCTTGTCAGCATTTCCTGGGTAGGTGAGAATTTCTCCCCACTCAATTTCATTGTCGGCTAAGTACTTGTACGGCAGGGCTACCAGGTCGCTCAACATCTTGTCGTTGGTTATAGAGGCGTGAGACACCGTTATGCACTCCATAACGTCACTATCCCGCTCTGCATAGACTTTTGCCAAATCAAGACCTTTTGTCCTGCTGGAGTCCCTTGAGCAGAAGCCCTCAGCAATCATGGTTAGGTCCGTAACGCCCCAATATCGACGGAGGGCGGTACACAGCTGTCCTGACCTCGTAAGCCTCTCAGCGTGCTCTAGGTCCATTATGGGCTTTTTCATCTGGCATATTATTTCCAGCTTGTCATCTATCCAGCCCATGAAATTAAAGGTCAAATCTTCGCCAACACCAAACTCTTTGACGGACATCTTTTTAGCCAATTGGGCAGACGTTATTGCCAGCGCAATTTTACTAAAATTATTGTCGTAACTTGATTCCACAAAGCAATAATAATCACACTTTAGGTATTTCCAGGGGACTTCCACTACGGAGTGATTCTTGTGGCTATTATGTCGGTTATGGCAACACAGAAGAAAAAGTCAACCCCCAAGAAGTCAGCCCCCGTAAAGAAGGCTACTGCTAAGAAAACCACCACCAAGAAGGCTGCTCCAAAGAAGTCTCCTTCCGGTAAGGCCCCTGCGAAGAAGGCAGCCACAAAGAAGGCTGCTCCAAAAAGCACTGCCGAAAAAGTGGTAAAAGCAGTTTCTCCGGTTGTCAATGTTACAAGTACGTCAACAACATCATCAACTCCTGATATTAGGGTCAACTTCAACACTGCACCTATCCATACAGCTGTGGACAAGACTGTGGATAACATCTCAGTTGCAATCAACGACATCGTAGATGAGCTTGAGACAGCATTTGAAAGCATCCAAAAAGTTTCCTTCTTCAAGAGGATTTTTCGACGCAAGAAGTAGGCGTTAGTGACTACGGAACACCGTAAATCACCACGCAAAAAGGTCATCTCGGTAAAAAAGGTTGGCGCATGGGGAAATGTCTCTTATGAGCATTTATTGTCATGCGGTCACGTCGAGGCTAGGCCAAGAAAAGCATCAACAAAAGCACTGGCCTGCGCTTGGTGTTTTAAGTCCGTCAATATGGGCAAGCAAATGATGCAACTTGGTTCTTCTGTTTCTTATATGGAAGAAGATTCGTCGTCTGAAGAATCCAACATAAATAGCATCAGGGCTTCAATAGCTGCAAAGTTTAATGTCTCTCTTGAATCGGTAGATGTTATTTCTACTTTTGAAAACCAAGAACTAAAAATTCAGTACGCAACGGTATTTCTTTCTTCCCTTGACGTCGGTAGGATAACCAAATCGTAACCTACAACGGAGGACCCAATGGCCGACAAATTTGACGAAGCTCCACGAGACGGCAAATGCAAAGGCCATGATACCAATATGTGGTTTCCGGTTTTTGGAGCGTCCCCAACGAGGGAAGAACGCAAAACAAATGAGCGAAACACTGCTCAGGCTTTAATAATTTGCAAAGACTGCGAAAAAACTGAACACTGTCTTGAGTATTCGCTTCGTCACGAACCCTACGGAATATGGGGAGGCAGAACTGAACTACAGAGAGCCAAGATGAGAGCAGCAAGAAGTATCAGGCTCTCACGAGATGCTCGTATATTCTTTCCAGGAATCGGTACTAGAAATGCAAACGGCGACTTTAACGGTTGGCGTGAAACGGATGCGCAATGACACAACCCAACTTTAAACATACGGAAGAGTTTCTTTCTCGCCTTGTGGGCGTTAAGTCTTCTTCCTCTGGTTGGGAAGCCAGGTGTCCATGTAGAGACGACGATAAAAACCCATCCCTATCAGTTGCTGAAGATGCAAACGGAACAGTGCTGGTTCACTGCCATAGAGGCAATGGGTGCGGAGTAGAGAAGATTTGTTCGTCTGTGGGGCTAAAGCCGTCAGACCTATACCCTGTGAAGATAGAGAAAAAAGAACGCCCACAGGAAAAAGAAAAACTTACTCTTGTCAAAGAGTACGACTACCTTGATGAGCATGGAACGCTTTTGTTCCAAAAGCTTAGATACGTTAACCAGTGGGGCGCAAAAACATTTAGACAGCGCAAGCCATCGGAAAACGGAGACTGGGTTTATTCCCTCGGTGACACGCCCAAGATTCTCTACAACCTTCCATACATCATTCAGGCCAAAGAAGCAGATGTCCCAATTTGGCTTGTAGAGGGCGAAAAAGACGCAGACACATTAATGGACATGGGCATTGTTGCCACAACGGCACCAGGAGGTGCAGGCAAGTGGCTTGACATAAATACACAGTCTCTTGCTGGGGCAACGGTCGAGATTGTTGCTGACAACGATTCTGTCGGAAAAGCGCATGCCATACATGTTTGTGAACAGCTTCGCAAGGCAGGGTGTAATGCAACAATATTTATTAGTCCGTATGCAAAAGACGTTACCGACCACATACAGGCTGGACACTCGCTAGATGAACTTGAGTACTTTGAACCTTCTGAATTTGTTGAAGAGATTCAAGAAGTAGAGCAAGAGATAGAACAAGAAAAAGACAAGGGACAAGAAATCCTTGACAGGCTTTCTAAAATCTTGGACAACGGAGAACTCAACACTCTTCAGAAAATAGTAAAAGCATCCACAATAATTAGTTCTTTTTCTACGGATAAAGCCCCAGACCCGGGGAGGCTCGTTGAGTGGCAGGAGTTTCTTGCCGAAACGGATGACGACACTTACGAATGGATTATTCCAGGCCTCCTAGAGAAGAGCGAACGAGTAATTGTTGTTGCTGCTGAAGGTGTTGGAAAGACAATGCTTGCACGACAGGTCGCCATTTGTTCAATGTGGGGTATCCACCCATTCACGTATCAACCAATGGACCAAGTGCGAACGCTTACTATCGACCTTGAAAACCCTGAGAGAATTATTCGCAGAACATCAAGAGCCATCGGAGCAGCAGCAGCCAATAGGGCAAAGATGCACCGAAGGGTTACTGCCCCAACAGGAAGTCTCGTCGTCAAACCTGACGGTCTTGATTTGTTAAAAGCTTCGGACAGGCTGATAATTGAAGAACACATTGAAAAGACAAAACCTCAACTTGTTGTTATCGGACCTCTGTATAAAGCGTTTGTTGACCCAGGCGGTAGAACCTCTGAATCGGTAGCGGTTGAGGTTGCAAAATACCTTGACTACTTGAGAACCACTTACGGATGTGCGCTCTGGATGGAGCACCACGCCCCACTCGGTAGCAGTATGTCAACTAGGGACTTGCGACCATTTGGCTCCGCAGTGTGGTCTCGTTGGCCAGAATTTGGTATTTCTCTCACTCCGGACTTTACTGCTTCTATGCCGTATGTGTATGACGTGAAGCACTTTAGAGGTGCTCGTGACGAGCGACATTGGCCAACCAAAATCACTCGTGGCAAGGAATTCCCGTTTCAGGTCATTGAATTTGCTAAGGTTTCAGGAGAGCAAAAGTGAATAGGCGCACGAAATGGCAGAAGATAGAGGCAACAAGCCTGTAACAAGAGAGTTTCTCTCGGAGAGGGATGCCCGCATATTTAAAATGCGACAGGCTGGAACCTCTATACAGGAAATAGCACGACGCTTTGGCGTTAGCTCTGGTGTTGTATCTAACGCCGTTAAAAGACAGCTAGAAAAACTCAATAAAGAGGCAATGCTTGCCTACCCTGAGGTTTTAAGGATGGAGCTTGAAAGGCTCGACAACCTCCAGCAGGCAATATGGCCACTAACGCAACATCGTAAAGTACGAATGGATGACGGCTCGGAAGTGTCGGTAGAACCAGACATGAAGGCAATCCAGCAGGTTTTGTCCATTATGGATAGAAGAACAAAGCTTCTCGGAATGGACCATGTAAACCTCAATGTGCAAATGGACGCAAACATGTCAAGTTCTGACCCAGTTAAGGTAACGCTCGCAGGGGCTACGGCCAAGGGGGAGACCGAGAAATTTGACCCAGAGTCCGAAGCAAGAAAGCTGCTTGAACTTATGGGGGCTTCAGGAATACTTCCACCAGAGATGATTAGACAACTTCTCAGTGGTGGGGATATTATCGACGCAGATGTAGTAGAAATAGAAGATGAAGAAGATGAAGAAGAAATCCTCTCTATCGAGAATCGCGAGCAGTAATGGCAAAAGAAAAAGATATTAGGGAAGCCATTGACAAGGTCATGGAAGAAAACAAGGACATGTCTGTTGCTAACCCAGCCACAACCAATGGTGAGACAGTTGACAAACAAGTACTCATTAGGGCTTCCGAGCATGACCGTGATAGGTGGAAAGACGCTGCCGAAAAGTCCGGGACAACGCTGTCCGCATGGATTCGTGACTCACTAAACAAAACCGCATCAGAGTCCCTGGACTGCCCTCACCCGTTAAACTCCAGAAGATTTTACCCTTGGGCAGAAATATGTCTTGCTTGCAGCACTCGCTTAAAAGAACATAAGCCGAAAACCAAAAAACAACGCAACAACTAGTTGCACTGGCCTTGCTCGGGCTAAAAGTAGAATATCTCTCATGGAAAATACATCCGAAGACGGTGCGGCAAGACGCAAGCCATGGCCTAGCCAAAAGGGTATTAGAGAAGTTGCTGGTTCTAAACCATCAAAAAGAAGATATCTATCCGACAGGGTTTCCGGGTTAAATAAGCTCGAAAAGCCACAAAGGACAGAAATTAAAGCTCTATCTGAAAAGATGGAAGACGCATACGTCAGGAACATAGAAGAAGAAATTCCTGATGAGCCTTTTAAACCATCACGAGCAAACATTCAAAGCATTGTTGATATGGCCACCCCAGAGTCAGAAGAGCAATATTTTGAAATCTGGAAAAAAACAAACAGGCTTGACTCAATCAGTGAAAAGTCTGAAAAAAAGTTTAAGACCGAGTTTGACAAATGGATTGCTCTTCCCGAAAACAGTATTGACTTTTCTGAAAAAACTGTCTCCAGAATAAAAGACATAGTTAAATCAGCAATTGAAGAGTCTCCTAAATTTGAATGGGCCGTCAAGACGTTTGGTTTACCAATCATCGTTGCAAAGACTGATAGTGCCGAAAGAGCAATCATGTCAAAGATGAACGTTGAAGAGGGTGACCAGCCAGAGAGTATTGGAGTTGTTTCTGATGCGTTCTTGACCAGTATGTCGTTTATGCCGTCTGTAATTAATTCAATATATGCAAACGGTGATACTCCTGACGCTACAGCAATGAAGAGCCGTAGCGCCCTTCCGAAGATGGGTGACCCAGTAATGGATGCTTCCATCAATGGTCAAATACGACATGAATGGTCTCACCATTTTATTGTTGATGCTCTTAATGATTCCGAAAGAGTTAAGAGAAAGAATAACTTAAAGGACAAGAAAAACGCTGCGCTGTTTAAAGTTGCAGAAAAATACATGTCCGATTCAACAATGATGGCAAATCTCGATAAAGAATTTTCCGAAACCCCAAACACCCCAAGAACAATTACAAGATATGCACATTCAAGCATGTTTGAGATGTTTGCAGAGGGTATGTCTGCTTATCTTCACCCAGATACGGCATTTGAAAGATTTGTAATGAATGCCGAACTTCGCAAAGACATAGAAACCGCACTAGGCGGTTCCCCGGGTAATAAGCCATGGGAAGAAAAGGCTGAGTGAGTGTCAATCATGGCTGGTTATGAAGACGAAGAAGACGAGCTCTTTGAAAAATACCAAAGATACGTAATATCTAATCCTGGCATACCGGAAGACTATGACACATGGGCTCAGAACCAGTCAGCAGGACAAAGAAGAAAAAAGAAACAGCGCCCTAAGAAGTTTACGGACTATGGTGATTAATGTGACTCTTCCATTCGACAACAAAAACCCAGACAAGGCCCTAGCTTCAATGAAGATTGGGACACACGGCTTTTTTTCTCAAAACAACGACCTAATGGATATGGTGGTTGTTGCAGAAAACAACGACAAGACCACCAAAGACCATCAGTCTATTGCAGAAGAGTCGTTAAAAATAAACCCCGATGATTACGCAGAAGATGAGTCGCCTGACTCTACTTCTTCAGAACAGCCTTAAGCTCTTCTTCAAAAATCTTTGCGTATTCGTCAGCATGGCGATGCTGTAGAACAAAGGAAGCTCTGCGTCTTGCCTCTTGGCGTTTGCCGGTTAGTTCTTTTCTGCTTTGCTTTTCTTCTTCAGAAAGTCGTGGTCTTCCACGAACAAGTCCTCGTTTTTTTAGAGTGTCGTACTCTGACATTTAAAACCTCTCTTTTTTAGGTTGACGTAAAGATATACGCCATCTATTGACAACACAACCCCAAACTCAAATATCTGCATCTTTATCTGGGGCTTGCAATAACTGGTTTTATTGATAAGATACCAGCCATGGAAGAACTAGACCGTTTCTTATCGGAACTATCAGAACTCTACTCTTATGACAATTTCTTTAGGGTTTCAGCAGAGAGCGTCATAGACCGCCTCCTTGAAGTCAGAAACTCGCTAGAGCAAACAAAGCCTAGGGAGATAGTCATTGACGGGGATGAATTGTCTAAATATTTTCGCGGAAGCAAGCGTTCTGAGGAACTTGGCCTAGATGACTAGGAAAGAATACGACCTCCCTCAAAGAACATTTGATTTCAAAAAAGATTTGTCATTTGGACACCAAGGCGAAGACCTTATAACTGGGTTTCTTGACTCGCTATCGGCGGGCAGCTTTGAGGTAAAGACCGATAGGTACAGAAACGGCCGAATGGTTGTGGAAACCAACCAAAACCCTAAAGCGATAAAAGACGACAATGGTGAACCAATTTGGGTTCCAAGCGGGATAAACGTAACCACAGCAAAGTGGTGGGTTTACGTGTTTGCTCTAGACGGTTCTTTTGTAATGGTTGATACAGGCCGACTCAAAAGGTATCTTCGTATCAACAAGCACAAGTTCAATGAGTCAACTAAAAAAGCACTTGGCGGGGCAGATAACCCGGCTAGGGGGTTTTTACTGATGGCCAACGATGTGCAAGACTTATTAATCAATACCGAATATGATGTGGAAACAGAATAATGGAAATGCCAGACCTTCCTCCTGAACAAAAAAGACAAGAAGAACGCAGGGCTCTAAAGTTTTGGATTGAGCAATGTCACACCCTCGAAGACAAGCTTTCATCTTCCAAATCAGAAGTCATGCAGTTGAAAAGTATTCTCAAGATTTGGATGCCAGAAGTTATGTCGGCTAGGTCGGAAGACTATTTTGCGGCCGGGTGGCTTGCGGAACTAGATGTAAAGCTTCCAGAGATGGATGCAGACATACGCAAAGCCGCAGAACTCCTGGGAGAGATACCTACCTACTGGGATGGCAATAGCGACCCGGAAACAAACGCAACATGGCGAATATACCCATAATCATTCGAGCCCTCGTAGCTCAGTGGTTAGAGCAGCACTCTTATAAAGTGTTGGTGGTGGGTTCAATTCCCATCGGGGGCACTGTGAAAGGAAATAGCAATGGGTAAAACACCAGCACAAAAACGAGTACAAGCATCACGCGGAGTGAAGCCCAAAAAAAGACGTAAGAAACCAGCAGACCCTCGCACTTCAGAAATTGTTCCTAGAGCCGGTCAGGTAAAAATTACAAGAGCTGACGGAACGGTCGAGTTTCAGGCTTCAAAAAAACCCACAAAACTAAACAAAACACCATATGCTCCAGTGCGTCCTAAAAAAGCGTTCTGAGACTCGCACCAAATAGACAAGAGAAAACAATGGCAATAAGAACAGTAAACCACATCCCTTTTCATAAGCGTCCAAAGCCTGCATATCTTGTATGGATAAGAGACGACAGCCGTACTGGTGAAGAAGTAAAGACGCTAGAGAACTACGACGGATACAGGCATCTACATACATGGCAGAACGGCATGTGTGCAATGTGTGGAAGAGACGGTGACAGACTGGTTCTAGACCATTGCCATGAGACGGGTCTTGCTCGTGGCTTTCTTTGCTCCCCATGCAACATTAAAGAGTCAAAAAGCTTTGATGTGATTGAGTGGGATATTTATAGGAAGTTTCCCCCGGCAGTAGTACTAGGGCTAAAGTTCTATTACAACGACTTTGGTCAAGCGCCCTACCCCGTTCAGCATACGTTCTCCAAAGAACAGGTTGATGCCGGCATTGAAGAGTGGGAGAACTCCACTTGCTACGAACTTGTGAAACTATTCTGCAACTACAGGGCGAATTTGGATTGGGTAAATCTATCCGACATGCGTTTGCTAGTTCGTAAATCTTTGGCCCATGTACGGGATGTCTCTGGAGTAGAAGTTCTGTCAGAGAATGAAAAAGCACATGGAGACGCAGTGTTGACAATGGAAAAAATCCTCAACCCAAAGAAAGTTGAAGAGATAGAAGAAGTTGTGGATAAATCTATTTCAACCGAAGAGAGTTCAGCAAGAAATGATAGGTACTTCTCAATCGACGAAGAAGATAGAGACATGGTCGATACTCTTGCGCTAGCCATATCCAATGCTGTTGGTAAACCAATCAACTCACAAGATGTACTAGAAGCTTTGGCCCAGTCAGGAATATCTATCTATCCAGTATCGGATAAATAGCAATCGGGCCCTTAGCTCAGTTGGTTAGAGCGCCGGACTCATAATCCGTTGGTCGTGGGTTCAAGTCCCACAGGGCCCACAGATAAATTTAAATAAGAAAGAAGACAATGTCTAATCAGTCGTCAATGACTCAAGGTGCAAATAGGTTATCTATTGACACCGTTCTCAAGATGTTTGCCGAGAAAGAACTAGCCGCAGGCGATATCGGAGAGGTTTGTGGGTTTTCCCGCAAGACCTACTATCGATTCAAGCAAAACGGGGTCTCTTTGGAGTGGGCTGAGAAAATCGCCCACTGCCTCGGACTGCACCCCACGGAGATTTGGGGAACAGCGTACCTAATGTCCTGTGCTGCCGAAGAAGCCGAAAATGGGCACTCATTCGTTTAAACATTTAGAGGCCGTCTACGGCCCGCACAACGCCGCTGAGGGCACCCCGCACCCGCCCGGCCGCAACTATCCGGCATCGTTAAGTTGTATTAAACAATCCAGCGCGCAGCGCTCCGCGAAATTTTTTAAAAACAGCACAATATGCCCACAAGTCCGATAAATTTATCCGAAAGAGACGACAGGAGCTAATTTTTATGGCTAACCCCAATCCATACCAAGCATCAAACGACGGAGTCACCATGCGCCACCGCGAAATGGGAGTACGACTACTCAGATTCGTCTATGAATACCGTGAAGAGAACGGATTCCCCCCATCAGTACGAGAAATATGTGCCAAATTGGGCTACAACTCGTCAAGCTCCGGCAAAACGCTTCTAGAAATAACAGAAAAGCGTGGCTGGCTGCAGGTCAACACGAAAATCCCACGAGGAATCAAGATTCTGGAAGAAGGAATGACCGTGTTGCAGGAAGAAATTCCAGAAAGTAAATAAAAAACGCCCCCTTTGGATAAATCTATCCGGAAGAGCTGAGTACTTCAGTTGTATTTCTAGGGGGGTACTGACACTAAGGTAAATATCATGACCCTACGAGACCAAAAAGAGTACATGCTTCAAACCGTAGAACGCTTTAGAGGCTATGACCACCCTAAAGCACGTGCCTATGTCGAGTACTACGACCAAAACGGCCACTTCCCGTCCGGCATCTGGGATGATGTGCAAACACTGGACGTGCAGTTCGCCTTGCAGATTGCAACAGGTAAACGACCTGAGGATTTAGAAGCATAACCCCCTCGCATTTAGAAGAACAATCTCTTCTCTCTGGGGAGTTTGGATAAATCTAGTGGAGATTTGGTGAGCTTCAAAAATTTCAAATTGAATCCCCCCCCGAATTGGGGTCGGCGTCGTGAAGGAATCGGGGCTACATACCCCCCATTCTGAGGGGCACGACACACCATTGTGTACGACAAGCACAACACATTGTGTATGAACAACACAACACAGCACACACTATCACACGCACACATCACGCACGCAATCGCAATGACATCACACATACATCACACGCAATGTCACACGCAATCACATACACGCAACAACATCACACATCACGCACACGCATCACATCACACACGCAATCGTTATCGCATTGACACACACATCACATACGCAATGTCGTATCGCACATCACATCACACATACGCAATCGCAATGTCAATCGTTATCGCACACGCAATCGTTATCGCACACGCAATCGTTATCGCACACGCAATCGTTATCGCAATCGCAATCGTCATCACGCACAATGTCAATCGTTAGCGCATACACATCATCACATTCATTAGTACACATCACATCATTCATTGACATCACATCATCACATACGCAATCGCATACACATCACATCATCATCACACATACATAGATGACATCACATCATTGACATCATCACATAGATGACACATCACATCACATCATCATTGACTCATCACGCACGCACACGCACACACGCACACCACGCACGCACCACACACGCATAGGTACATCACACGCACACCACATCACGCATTGACATAAGCACATAGGTAATCGCTTAGTGCTACGGGTGCTATGGGTAACTCGCACATACACGCCTACATACACACATAGGTACATAGGTACACGCACCTACCTACACACGCACACCTAGTACGCCCACCCCTTACCCCCCCTGCCCCCTGCCTACCCATTACCCCTACCCCCATAGGCACACACCACCTACACCATCACACATCACCTACCCCTATGAGGTGAGGCGCACATCATCACGGGTAGCCCTATGGGTAGTACATACATACCCCCTATACACATACCCCCCCTACCTACCTACCTACCTACCCCATACGCAAATGCTTGACATTGACCCCCATAGCGATTACCGTAATAGGTATGAGGAACAGCACACCACACAGCACATACATCAGAAGGCGTATCGTCACAGCCACCCTTGTGACTATCGCCCTTATCGCAGTATCACAGATACTAAGCAAGACCATTTACGACAAGTACCACTACACCTGCCCTACTATGAGCGTGAGAGTAGTGAGAGGCGACACTCTCTCAGGTATCACAGCGAAGCATTGTGAGGGGCACACACTCCAAGCAAGTTGGGACATAGCCAATGAGCGTGGTACTAGCGCACTTGATACAGGTGACATCATTCAGTTAGGGGGCAAGTGAGATGAAGCACATCAGCGAACTACTAGCAGAGGTACTAGCACAACTTGTTAGTCGCCCGTACAACGCACTAGCATTAGGTGATAGCGACAAGGAGAACGCAATGACCATAGAGGACAACTCGTACACCAAGACACACCCCAAGTTTGTACTGTGCCCTCGTTGTGAAGGTTTCATTCCGAACAACGACACCCCAGGCGCATACCCAGGTGCTATCTCTCGCCTTGACAACAAGACCGAGATTTGTTCAGAGTGTGGAACGATAGAAGCAATGCTTGACTGGCAAGGCGAACTCACCGACTGGCGTAAGCCACAGGAGTAAAACACTCGCAAGGCCGATACTGTGAAGGTATGGAAAACACACCCGAAGAATACGCAATGGTCACTCTCTCAATGGAAGAACTAAACGAACTTCGCAGGATACTGAGAGGTCACTGTCGCAATCTCTCACGCAAAGAAGCGAGAGGCGACGAAGTCCCGGAGGACAAGGTAGAACTAGCGAACGCAATGCTCCATAGAGTAAGCGACCTTCTCTTAGAGATAGAGACATACGACATCATTGGTGACGCAATGAGAGATGGCTCGTTTGAGAAAGTTGTCAAAAGCTGGCAAAGCGACACGGGTGACCACGGGTAGTCACTACACATAACGCATACATAGTAAAAGCCCCCTCACTCATTAGAGCAAGGGGGCTTTTACCTTAGGGGGATTAGAGGGAAACAGTTCCCCCTAAGTTCTTGTTAGAACGGTTCGTCGTCTGCTCCGACATTAGCGAGTGTGCGCTTTGTGTTGGGGCGAGGCTTGTCTCCACCAACGGTGCGACCACCATTGTTTTGACCACCTTCTGAACGCTGACGGCGTGTGACTGACTCAATAGCCGAAGTGTTGATAGCAATTTGCTCTGCTACTACTTCTACTGCTGAACGGTTGTTGCCGTCTTTGTCCTCGTAGGTGCGTTGTTCCAAGCGACCAATAACTACTACGCCAATTCCTTTTTCCAAAGTCTTTGCGCCATTTTCTGCTGTGTATCGCCAAGCGACAACATTCACGAAAGAAACTTTTTCTTGCTTTTCGTTGTTGGTGTCGTACCATACATAGTTCACGGCAACCGAGAAACCAAGTCGTGCTTGACCACTCGTTGTAAAGGTCAATTCGGGGTCTGCCGTGACATTCCCGATAACCGTAATTGGACTATTGTTCATTTTCTTCTCCTTGTGGGGTTGAGATACTCACGATAGCAGTTGTCTAAGACATTCGCAACAGCGATAACTGCTTTTATTTTCTCTCTATGTTTTGACAAACAGAGGGGGGTTGCGATAGGCTCTACGGGTGGGCTAGGGTGGCTAGATGAGTGAAACACCTACACCTAAAACACCCGAACAAAAAGAAGCATTCTCTGCCGTGTGTGAAGCACTAGGAGATGCCCTTTTCCTATTTCTCACAGACGAAACATTTACAGAAGACGAGCTGGAAGTTTTCGCAATAGACATTGCTGAACTTGCGTATCTTTGTCTCGGCGTATTTGACCCACAGATAATCACAACGGAAACAGCAGAAGACGGGAAAAAGAAGTTCACTTTCAGTATGACTATCCCAACTACCGACCCGTTTGACACTTTTAGGAATTACTACAAAGAAGTCATTGGCGTTTTCCCCGAAGATTTGGGCGACGACGACGACGAAAACGACGAATAGCCCAATAAACACAAGTGTCCTAGGACACTAAAACACGGGTGTAAAATAGATACACCACCAAACGCCCCCCTACTAACAGGGCAGTTCTATCCACTGAACAAAGGAAAACAATTGTCAAAGCGTCAGCGTTACCTATTCCCCTTACTCCTTGCCTCGCTACTAACAGCAGGCACTGCCCACGCCACAAGCGTAGAAGGGGGGGTTGGCTCAACGGCTGGCACAGAAGCGACAATCACAACGGTTGTCGCTACCGTTTCTGCTCCTTCTCACACAACTCTCGTATTTGACGCAACCCCCAATGCTCCTATCGGATTCTGGGAACAACTCGCTCAATGCGAAACAGCAAGCGACTGGAACAACACGGGTCAATGGGCAGGTGGCTTGGGTATCTACACCAAAGGCAACTTCCCTGATTCCAGTATGGGTACTTGGGAGCGTTTTGGTGGAGAGGAGTTCGCTCTATCTCCCGACAAAGCAACCAAAGAACAACAGGTAATCGTTGCTAACCGTATTTCAGTAGAAGGTTGGAAAACAACAGTCACTCGTGACGCAGACAAAGCAAAGCGTATGGGTGTCCCACAGGTGTACGAGTGGAATCAGAAGCCAGTTGGTTTTGGTGGTTGGGGTTGCTACAAGTCTAAATCCACGGGTAAGTACAGAATGTCAAAGCCTTTACTTCTTCACTACGACCCACAGTTACTTCCAATCGTTCAGTACGAATGGAATCAGA